ACTAGGACTCGTAGTTCCTATGCCTACTTTTCCAGAAGAATCAATACGCATTCTTTCTGAACTGCCACCCGCACCCGCAAAAGTTAAAGCAGCACCTGAACCAAAAGAAATTCTACCTTCGGATGTACTTCGTAAATAAAGTCCTGTTGCGTTAGAAACAGTATCTTCATCATTTAAAACTAATGCATTTGTATTTGCTCCTGTATGATTAATTTCTAATTTATAATTAGGACTCGAAGTTCCTATGCCTACACCAGTACTGTCAATAATCATACGCTCAGTACCACCAGTATCAAAACGTATCTTATCTTCATCAGAGCCTTCTTCTACCTGTATCTGTGTATCACCATCAGCATCTTGCATAAGCAAAGCTGCATTGATAGCTGTATTAGTCCATGTAATACATTCTACTGCTACACCACTTGGAGGAGCTGTAGAGAATGTTAAAGTATTTCCTGAAACTGAATAAGTACTCTTATGTTGTACGACACCATCTAGTGTAACGACTGTAGCATTTTCATTGACTGGTGCAGAGGTTAAGGTTAGTGTAGTATCACTACCATCACCTGTCATCGTATCTACAGCAGGAGCAGTACCACCACTTCCTGCAATAGCTCCCCACGCATCTGTGTAGCCTTCGAAGTCTCCTGTCTCTGAGTTATATCTGAAATACCCTGCTGCAGGACTTCCGGGTCTTTGAGCTGTAGTTCCAACCGGAACGTGTACAGCATCTGTGTTTGCACCTAAGTCTAAAGAGACATCAGGAGAGGCTTGGTTTATACCAACTCTATTAGCACTTACGTCTGCAAATAATAATCCACTATCGACATTAACGTCACCTGAGAATGTAGCAGTTGTAAAAGTTGTAGGTGTAATATTGGCTGAACCATCAAAGCTTACTCCACCAATTGTTCTTGCAGTTGTTAATGTAGCTGCAGAGCCTGTAGTATTTTGATTAAGCGTTCCTACTGTTAAGTCTATTGTACCATCACCATCTTGATAATCAACTGTAATACCTGATTCAGTATTAGAACTAAACATAGCTCCGACTGTATCCTGTACAACTTCTGATAGGTCTATGTTTGCTGTACCATCAAAGCTAACTCCGTGAATAGTTCTAGCTGTGGCTAATGCGGTTGCTGTTCCTGCTAAGCCTGTAGTATCTTGGTTAAGTGTACCGATTACAAAGTCTAGTGTGTTGTCTGAGTCTTCGTAAGTAACTGTGATGTTAGTCTCTGTGTTAGAACTAACCATAGCTCCAACAGTATCACTAATTGTTTCTGCTAGTGTAACACCACCGATTGTAATTGCATCGGCTTCTAGTGTACCATCTATGTCTGCATCACCTGATATGTCAAGTGACCCTGCATCTAACTCACCACTAATGGTTATGTTTCTACCACCAGTAATGTCTTTATTAGCATCTGTTATAATAGCCTTACTAGCAATAACAGTACCATTTGTAATACCATCTATAAGGTTTATATCTGCTGCACTAGCTGTAACACCATCTAGTATGTTTAACTCTGCAGTTGTACTTGTAACACCATCCAATAAGTTTAGTTCTGTTGCAGTTGAAGTAACTCCATCAAGAATATTAAGTTCTGCTGCTGTGCTTGTAACTCCGTCAAGTATGTTGAGTTCTGCTGCAGTTGAAGTAACTGCTGTCCCATTTATAGATAAAGCATCTGTTTCAAGTGTACCATCTACATCTACATCACCACTTACATCTAATGAACCTGCATCAAGTTCTCCAGTCAATGTAATGTTTCTAGCCCCTGTAAAGTCTTTGTTGCTATCTACTACGATAGCCTTAGAAGCTGCAACAGTTCCTGCTGTAACTCCATCAATTGTTTCTAGTTCTGCTTCACTTATATCTGCTGAACCTATTACAAAGCTAGTACCAGTAATTGCAGTACCTGTAATAGTTGTACCAGTTATAGCTGCTGCAGTTGACCCACCAATAACTGCACCATCAACTGTACCACCATTTATATCTGCTGTGTCTGCTACTAAGCTATCGATGTTGGCTGTTCCATCGATAAATAAATTTCTCCATTGTTGTGAAGAACTTCCTAAGTCATATGAATCATCATCGTCAGGTATAATGTTTGAGTCTACGTCAGCTCCAAAGACTACATTATCTGTAGCTGCATCACCCATAGTGATTGTACCACCATTAAAAGTAGTTGTTCCTGTTACTGTTAAGTTACCACCTACAGCTACGTTACCTGTAGTGGTTATTGAGTCTATGTAAGCATCTTTAAATCTTACACCAGTTGTTCCTAAATCTATGTCACTATCTGTAACAGGTACAATAGCTCCATCTTGAATTCTTATTTGTTCTACTGCTGCTGAAGAGACTTCGACAAAGACTCCCCATCTATTGTTTGAATCGTCTACGACAATCTTGTTTAAAAAGTCTAAGTCACCAATCGTATGAATGTTACCACCTTGTCCTGCTGTGCCATCATGTCTATGACCTGTCGAACTAGCACTACTTGAACTGTATGCAAATGCGTTTACTAATTGATTGTATTCATTGTTGAATAACGCAGCAGTTATAGTATCTCCATCTGCGAATGAGCTTTGTCTTGTATAAGTCTGTGCCATTTATTATCTCCTGCCTGAAGGTATGTAGTCTACATAAAAACCATTTATAGTATAAGGTGCTTTAGTATCATTACTTATAATGGTAAAATTATTACTTGTTCCACTCCCTTGTAATGGAATTCTTATTAAAGGGTTATCTCCACCACCAAATACATTTGTATTAAATAATGCATCACCAAACTTTGAAGGAGGATTTATAACTCCTATATCAAATAAATCTGGGGGTTGAGGTATGTCTGTATTTCCGTAATCAAATCTAACTTGTACATCTGGTTCTACAATGCCTTCTGCACTTGCAGAAACTCTAACATAATGTAAAGTTTTTAAAGTTCCTAAATCTCCGTAATCATAGTTTGGTGTTTCGTAACGTGCAAGTATGTTTGTTCCATCAAAACTATTTCCAGTATCGTGTTGATATACATATCCTTCTGTATCTCCATGATAATAATGTTCTACATTACTACTATCAAATCCTGAACCAATAGCAGTAACTTCTAAACTTCTTGTTTCAGACCATTGAAAGCCTTCAGGTCTAAGTGTGCCTATGATTCCTTTTTGTTGTGTTTGTTCTAAACTATCATTACAATAAAATAATCTATATTGAGATTTATCTCTTAAAACTACACTACTAATAATAAATGTATTTATATTTTCTGCAACATCTGTAACTAAAGGTTGTATAGCTTTACTAACTGTACCTAGTTCAACGTCACCAATTCTTGCTGTACCTGCAACTGTTCTTAAACCATCTGGTGCTAAAAATATTAAATCACCACCAATCTCTTGAATACTATAGCCACTTAAACACCCTACGTTTTTAGTAACAGGTATGATAGCAATTGAGCTAGAATTATTTATATTTATTAGTTTAAATATACTGTTTGTACAGAATATAAATAACTCATTACGGAAACCTTTGATACCTTCTATTTGGTCTTCAACTACTATAGAGCCTGAACCACTTCCACTAAAGCTTGTAGGGTCTAATAAAGAACTATAAAATACTGTACTTAAATTATCTTCAACCCCTGCAACAATTAAATGTTTATCATGTGTTGTAACATACTTAGCATGTTTAGTTCCTGTTACAGTAATTTCTTCTGCAAAAAAAGTTCTAGTACTTAAAGCACCTGTGCCTTCCATTCTAAATATGTAAGGTTTGTTTGCTCCATCTGCTATGATAACTTGACCATAATCAAATGTAGCTCCGTCAAACAATGTAAATTGACATTGCCCTTGTCCAGTTCTAGTAAGCGTACTACGTCCTGTAAATGCTGTATGATTATCTCCGCTTGCATCTACAGAGCTTCTTCCTATGTTTAACCAATTCTGTCCATCATTACTAAAATATATTCCTGTTGCTGCAGTAACAATTACTCCATCAGCGTATGTAAATGTACCTAGTATATTGGTTGCACCACCTGTAGGTCTTGTTGCATTAGTAGTACCATACTTTTGATAACCATTAATACGTCTGTATCCGCCCTCTGTAGATACTTCAAAGTTTCTTAAATCTTTTGCAACTCCGGGAGTCTTAAGTAAATCTATAACATTAGATGAACTTACGAGTCCTCCATTAACTGCAACTGTATATGGTTGAGATGCAGGCATTCTTAGAAATATCTCCTATCGTCTGTCATATAAGAAGGACTAGGATTAATTAAATTAGACTTCATTTGTCTCATTCCTTTTTTATAATCATCTAAAGCAAAAGCTGCTTGCTGTGGACTTTCTTTAAACTGCCATACATAATATCTTGTTCTAGCTGTTATTACATTAGAGTACTGGTCAGGAAATACTATTTCATCACTATAAGCTGATAAAGCAGTTGGTGCACTATATGCATAAAAATGCACATTATAAACTTTATCAGGTATAGGACTTAATCCAAACTTACGATGGTCTGGACTACGAATAACATATTGAGGCTCTCCGTAGTTTTGTGAATCTGAATCATCTGCATTTTCAGAATCTCTATAATATCTTGTCCAATCTTCTAATGTAATAAAAGATAAACCTTTTGAAACATAAGGAGCTGATTCACCACTTACGTTTATTGTTGTCACATAAAAATCATCCCAATCAACGGATGAATAGTCAGTAGTTATACTAGAACTACCAGACTTTAAAGTGTACCATCTTGTTCCTGCTACACTTGCTACAGTTACATTACCATAAAAAGGGTCTGTTTCTCCACTAGCTGCAACTGCAAAGAAAGGAAGTTGTGGTTCTTCATTTGCAATATCTTTAATAGATTTATTAATACTTTCTTTAACAAAATTTTGAACTCCCTTTGCATTTGCAAATGTGGCAGATGTTAATTCAATCTCATTAAGTTCTCTAAGAATATCGTTTGTTAATGTTAAGTATGTAGTTGCCATTATTTTTTATGTTTCTTTTGAACTGCAAAGTTAGCTGTTAAACTTGCACCTTTATGTTTAACAAACTTACCAGTGTGCTTCATTAATTTATGTTCTTTACCATCTTTCATCCAATGGTATCCTTTTGGTGCTGTTACTTTCATTTTAGCAAGGTTTAGCTTTAGGCATTCCACCATCTTTGTACATCATACGTCCACCATGACCTTTCTTTTTTCTAGCCATACCACCATCCATTTTTTTCATTCTTTTTTCTTTATACATTTTTTCCTTATAAAAAAAGGAGGAGTCCGAAGACTCCCCCAATTTATGATTAGTCGATTCCGTAGAATGCACCTACTAAGGCTTCGTCTCTAAGTACTTTCGCACCATAGACATGAAGACCTCTAACAATGTCACCAAACGATGTTGGGTCTCTCAACACTTCTGTTGAAAGAATTGTGTTAGCAGTTGCAGTAGACGATATGTGACCACCTAAACATTTACCTGCAGCATTAGATGTCGCAGCAATGTTATTAGACTTGTACATATCAAATCCACGTAGTTTTCCACTTGAAACTAAACCATTTCTAATAGAACCTTGACCTGCGTTGAAGTCTACAGATAATAATTTAGAAGATGATTGACCTAAAACCTCATAGAAGTCAGGACTTCCAACGAACCATCTACCTTCTTCAGGTACATTTTGTTCGTCTAATAGTCTTGCCATTCTAGCCATAAGGTCTAGAGGGTCAGTTTCACCAGACTGTCCTAAGTCAGCAGCACCAGAGCCATCATAGACTCCTGCTCCTAAATCAGTTGCACTATCAGCACCTAAAACGTGATTAGGTGATGAAGCAGACAATCCTGCAAACATAACAGCAAGAACTGCTGCATCATATGAATCTTTCAATGCATATGCAGCAGAGCTAGAAGCTACTTCTTTGAAGTTGACATGTGACATATTAGTTTCAATATCATCTACGATGAATTTGAAAGCTTTAGCACTATCAACGACCAAAGTAATTTCTTGGTCTGTTAGTCTTGTTTCTGTGGTATCGCTATTTCTTGTGTAATCAGACACAGAAATAACGGGTTCTTTGATAATCTTTACTGAGTCTCCGAATGAGGATATTTCACCGGCATAGTCGGTGTTAGTAATAGCTTCAATTACCGAGGCTTTTCTAAAAAAGTTTAAAACCTTTTTAGAGTAAACCGAAGGTAAAAAGAAACTATTAGTTTGTCCTGCTACGGAGTTAGCAAAGTTAGCATCAGTATCCGTTCCGGGTTCAAAAAATTGAGCCATGATACATTCTCCTTTGTTAAGTTATAGTTTATTTTGTGATTCTGCCTTCTTGCATAGCGTCTGATATTTCCTTTTCGTATCTATCAAACTCTGCCATACTCAATGCAGCAATCTCCCTTTCTGACCAAATCTTTTCCTGTCGTGGGTCAACATTTGTTGTTTTTGTTGAAACCATGTCAGCAGCCGATTGTTTGGTCGGTTTAGAAATTGACTTTTTCTTTTGAGAAGCTTCAATGCCAAAATCTTTTTTAAACAAATCAAGAGCACGAGAAGCTAAATCAGCATCATCAGTATTCCCTGTTATCCATTGTTGAATAGATGCAGGTTGTTCTTTTGTCCAATCTTGAAAGGTATCACTATTTTTGATATCTTCAAAATCAGGATGTTTATCTGCTAACCTTTTTAAAGCATCACGTTGGGATAATTCTTGCTCTCTTTGTTGGAGTTGACTAAGACGTTCTTCTAGAACTTTTGCCTTAGATTCACTTTGTAAGTGAGCTACAGTTTCTACCACTTCGTACACATCAGGATATTCATTCTTAAATTGTTCAAGTTCTTCTGGAGATTTAGGAGTATTATATTCAGTTCTATTTTTAGTAGCTTCTTCTAATAACTCTTGTTCTCTAGACTTAAATTCATTAAGTTTAGCATCATAATGTTTCTTTAAATCATCATATCGTTTTTTATAGTTAGGACGTTTGTAAGGTTTATCCTCACTTACTACCTGCTCTATTTCTTCTACACTTTCAGGTTCAGCGTTAGCTTGACTTTCTGGTGTAAAAAATAAACTATCTGATGATACAAAAGGTTTATCTTCTATATTGTGCCATTCTTTTTTTGCATTATAAGGATTGGCTTCTTCTTCTTTTAAGACTTGTTCAGTCATTTTCTTATCTCCTACTCAGGGCTTCGTTCACAAGGTAGCTCTATGTCGACTAGAGGGCTTGTTTGTAAAGGTAGCCTTTCGGTTATTATTTTGATAAAGTGCCTAATATTTTAGGGTAGCTCTATCGACTATTAGCTTCTAACGTATTGTCTTGAAGATAACATTCCTTTTTTAATTTCATCACCGACAATATCTTTTTGTTCTTGCCTTGCAGCAAGAGCAGATACTGTGGGTCTTGAAACTCGAATGTTTGGTTGTTGTTCAGCCTGTACAGGCATTTCAACATTATTATCTTCTTCAACCATACCACCTTCAGCTATTTGTTGTCTTCCTTCTGCATTAGCTTCTGCTTCTTTCATCATAGCTTCTAAATTATCAGCTCCGATTTCTTCAGTTGCTTTAGCAGTAAAGACAAACTCCCCATCCGATAACCTTGCGGGTATCGAATCGGATACTCCAGAACCCGGACCTTCAACTGGTCCAGACCCTGCGAATTCTGTTGCAACATCTATTACCTTATCAAATATTAATGATAGTTTATCGTTGCTTTCTAATTGTTCCATTAAGAAGTCTTCTTCTTCTTCATCTAGAGCTTCATCTAATATAAAGTCTAGGTAATCACTTTCCATAGTTTCATCTGAAACCATAGGTTCTTCCATGGGCATTTCTTCTTCCATGGGCACACCTTCTTCCCCAAGCATCATTTCCATTTGAGAATTAATATCTCCGCCTTCTGCTTTTTTCTTTCTGTCTAGTGGTGCTCCGGGTTTAGCATACATTTTAGGAGTAGATTTTTTTTCTTTTTTATCATGCATTAAATGTAATGTATGAATTTGAGAAATTAACTCTGCAGACTTTTCTGTAAGACTTCCTTGACTAACTCTATCATCTAAAATTTTATTAAAGTCTTTTTTATTTTCAATAGAAGATTTTAAAACTCTGTCTCTTTCTTTATTTAACTCAATAACTTCTTCAGTTAAATATTTATTTTTTCCTGTCGGGTCAATATATCGTTCCATTATTCTTCCTGTCTATTAATTGCTTCTATTACTTCATCCCTCAACTGCTCTAGGTGTACCACTAAACGTAGTTTCCCCTGACTGCGGTACATCTCCTGTTCCGATGTTGCCCCCACCAGTGCCTGTACTTCCAAGGCTTTGAGGTTCTTGAGGTGTTCCTGTAGCGGTTCCCATGTTTCCGGGTTGTTGACCAAGAGGGCTAGGTTCTTCGCCTGTTGCTTGTTGAGCATTTTGCATTCCTATAATTTGAGCCATAATTGCAGCTTCTTCAGGGTCATTGAGTATTTCATCAGGGTCTAAATCTAAGCTGTAGGCTAGTTCACTAACGAGTTTAGAAATCTTAACGAAAGGAGCAATAGCAGGACTTTGTGCAGTCTGTAAAAACATAGTAAGCCTTTGGCTTCTAACTTCTTTTTGCATTAAACTATTTGTTCCTGTAGCTTTAACTTCTAAATCACCTTTAACATCAAGACCACCCTCAAAGAATTGCATGTTCCATTGGAAATACGATTCTCCTAAAGGCTTTAATAAAAAGTCATCAAGATTTTTTATAACTGTTTTAATGTTTAGACTAGATGCACCCAATAACATTGACATGCCTGAGGCAGTTCTTGTCATACTTTGTACACCTGTTTGTCCATGAGAATAACTAGGTATGCCTGTTTGTTCGTCTGCAAGTTGTCTAAACTTGTCAAACATCATCATGTTTTCTGGAGCAGTATTCGGAAACTTTAAGCCATATATTGACTGTCCCGGCATCCCTGCTTGTCTTCTAAAGACTTTTCCGGGATATACTTCCATTGATTGTCCACCTACTAAAGCAGACTCATCTACATCGAAAACAAGAGAACCTGCTAGTGCTAAGTTATCAATAGCCATTCTAGCATGTCCATTCATTATTTGTTGAGAATCATCCATGTTCTCTGCAACTCCAATACCAAAGAAGTTATATGGATTTCTTTCATATGGAAATGCATTGTAAGGTATACGATAAGGAGTAAAAGGATTAATTACTGCTCTAAGTAATGTATCTCCGCATACCCATGCATTAATTTGAACTTCGTCTAAGTCATCTATTTCATCATCAAGTTCAATTCCAACTTCACGAGCATACTCCGCATCCATGATTCCCCAGTATTCAAGAATTTCAAAATTACTTGTATAGCTTTCATCACTTCTATTGTCATCTTTAAGTTGACTTTCAAAATCTTTTTCAACGTAGTTAGCTCCTTTTTGTATACAACTACGTATTGCATCTTTATCAAAATAAGGCATATTTCGTAATTGCCTTAATTGACTTTTGTTCATTTTATGTCTATGAACTATAAACTCACATTCTTCTATGTTTGTAGCAGCAGGGTCTGGATAAAAATCCCAACAACTAACAAACTCTATACGAGGTACTCTTACCTCTAATGGATTGTAATTTCTTTCGTCTCCTTCTGAAGACCATTGATGTAATTTTTTATTAAAGTTAAATGGTCCTTTAACTATCCCTGTACCTAATAATGCAGATTCTAATAAAGCATTTCTAATTTCGGCAGAACCATTTGATTCTTCTATTTGGTCATGGATTAATTTTTCCATTCGCCTTGCAGCTTTTTCTGCAGGACTTACTTCAGGTATATCTGGAATAGCTGATAAACCTTCTGTCAGCATAGCATCAGCTTTTTCTTCTATGCTTTCAACTTTATTGTAAGTTGAACCTGCTCCTAAAACTCTACCATCACCTTCGTAACCAACATCAAATGGGTCAACTATGTTGCCTCTATTTTCATCTGTTATTTCTATACTAGGAGTAGGGTTTTGTGTATCTAGGTATGCGTTTTCTTTTTCACCCTCAGGAAGTTTAGTTTCTGCTATACCTATAGGAAACTTACCTGTTCCAAATATAACATCAACTAATTGACCAAAAGCAGCTAGTACTTTTGTTTTAGTTATTTTTACAAAGATACGAGATTTTTCTGAGTCTCTAAACTTAACTGAGTTTTTGTAAAGTCCTCTGTAGTTTTCGTATGCTTTTAACCAACGAGTTTCATCGGTTTGTCTAGCATCTTCTGCTTGAGCATAACGACCATTAATAATACCAACAAGATTTTGTTTTTGGTCTATCTCTAAATTTAAAGTTTTACCTGATTCACCTTCTACATCTTCGTAGATATTATCAGCACTTAAAAATGTATTATCTTCTGCCATAAATTTTAATATCCAAATTCAGAATCAGCAGGTTTATACATTTCTCTTTTAAAACCTCTCATTCTTTCTAATGGGTTTTCCATACGTGGTCTACTCATTATCATATATCTTAACGCATCATATGCGTGGTCCGAAGCATGTGTGTCCACATCTTCTGGATTTGTTTTTGATAACGGAATACTTTGTAACTCTCTTATTAAGTTAGGACACGTATTAAATATTTGCAATTTTGGTCTTCCGTTTTCTCTTACTTTTAAATACTCGTGTATTTGAATTTTACCTTGAACACGATTCTTATCTGCTCTTCTTAGTTTATGTCCTGCTTTTAAAAGCTCTTCACCTACAGTTGGTCCAGTCGTTCCTGTCTTAGCCCATGCTGCAGTATCTAATACACCATTTACGGAGAAAGGGTCTTCTAGCTCCATATCGGTTATTATAGCACCTAATTCCTGACCTGTCAAGCCTTTTCGATACAATTCACGATAAATAATTAAAGTATTGTCATTTATATCTAATATTCCCCATAAACAACAGCTTTCAGAAGCATATCCATAGTCAATGCCTTTTACTCTTTCCCAATGAACAGGTAAAGCAAAAGGAGGAATAACATGATTAAGAGGGTCAAATTCTACGAATGCAGCTCCTTCTGCTACATCCCAGTTACCTTCTAACAGTTGTCTACGTTGGATAGGAGGTAAAGATTTTAGCATCTGTTCATAGATACCATCTTTAGCCAAGTAGGGATTGTCTGCTAATTTTGCAGGAATAAACTTTCTAGTTAAACCATCGTGACCTAAAAAACTTTTATTAGAATCATTAGGTTGTATGTATCTATTTTTTACCCAATGAGAACCAACACCACCGGGGTTAGCTGTACAACGTAAGTAAGTTTTTATCTCAGGGTCTGTTGTTCTTAAACGAGAGGCAAGGTAGTTCCATGAAAACTCTGTAGGTAGATGTGTTATCTCATCAAAGCCTATCCAACTATATGCTTGTCCTTGATAACGATATACATCTGCATCTCTTTCTAGGAAGCCGAACTCTACTTTCGCTCCTGAAGGAAAGTTCCAAAGCTTCTCAACCTCTCTAAACTTAGCTCCCGGAAATGCTTGAGGGTAAAGCTCACGAGACTTGTCAATCATTTCTCGTAATTCTGGCATAGACCTTCTAAGTATTAAGGCTCGGTGTGCAGGTCGGTGTGCGTATCGTAGAGGGTCTACTATCATTGCATAACTTTTACCACCACCTGCAGCACCACCATATAAAACATCTTTTTCATCCGCAGCTAAGAACTCAGTCTGTGGTCCATCATTCGGATGAAAAATAACTTTAGAGTCTCTAATAACTTCTTGTACTGAAGGAGCAACGGACTCTAAGTCTTCAGATGTTACAATGTTACTTGTAGTAGACTCCGTTGCTTTTTTAATTACTTCTTTTTCTTTTTTAACTTTTCTTTCTTTTGCTAAGATTTTTTCTTTAGCTTTTTTTATTTCTCTTTCTTTTTTAGCTAAAGCCATCTTCCGCTTTTGTTCAGCAGAGTATCTATATTTACTTGGAGGTGGAGGAGGTTCTAGTTTTTTTATAATCTTAGATAGACCTACATGACTAATAGACCTACCTGCTTCTTCTGAAAGTTGTGTTGCTGCTTCTCGAAGTGTTAAACTTTGTTCTTGTACAAGCTTAATAAACTTTGCTAGGCTATCTTGTTGGGCAGGTATAGGCTTAACATAGCCTTTTATTTCTGATAGCTCATAGCCAAAAGGAATAGTTTTTCCTTTCTTTTTTATATAACCATTCATGTTTGATTATGTTGTCTATGTGCAACTTTAGTTTCCCAATCTTCTATCGCTTTGTGTATGCTCTCTTCTGCAAGAACAGAACAATGTAACTTTATAGGGGGTAGTTCTAAAGCCTCTGCAATATCTTTATCTTTTATTTGTTTAGCTTCTTCGACTGTTTTGCCCTTTAACATCTCTACAAACATAGTAGAGGATGCTATAGCAGAACCACAACCATAGGTTTTAAACTTAACGTCTTCTATTAAGTTTCCATTTAGTTTTAATTGTAAGCGCATAACATCACCACAGGCAGGTGCTCCTGTCATTCCTGTTGCTACATTTGGGTCTTGAGGGTCGAATCGCCCTACTGAATGTTTTTCAGGTTCAGCTAATACACTACTAAACCTATCTAGAACCTGTTGAGAATAAGCCATTACTTCTTCTTATTAAATATTTTATCCCAGTTTTCTTCAAATTGTTTTTGGTCACGAATACCTTTACCTCTCATGGATAAACGTCCCTTTTGTTTTGCAAGGGCTTTAAACTTTACAGGTTGTTGGTCTGTGCCTAATTGTCTACTCATTTACCATTTAACTTTATGTGACCAATACCTAGCACTAAACTTATCAGGACTAGAATCCTGTGCGTTGTGTCTAGCATAGTAACTTTTTTTACGTGCTTTATCTTTAGCAGTCTTAGGATTCTTTCCTGCTCCTTTTACTCCTTGCTGTCCAAAACGAATTGTTTTAGTTTTATCACCTTTCTTAGCAACAACAACATGAGATTTAGTTGGATGATTAGGAGTACGTTTTGGTTTATTATATCCACTTACTCCTGCTTTAACTAGTTTAGTATCTTTAGCCATTATCTTTTCTTTCCTTTATGCAGTCCATGTTTAGCATGTTGTTTTCCTTTTGCAGTCGCTTCTCTTTTCTTTTTGTTTGCTGCTGCTAGTTTACTCTTACCCTTTGCAGTTGATTTAAGTTTCTTTATCGTAGCTGCAGGTGCATAGACCTCTCCTGTCTCTGAGGACTTCTTACCACTAGCAGTTCTCCACTTCTGTTTAGTCCAACGCTTAAGAGACTTCTGAGACTTTTTTAGTGCCATGACTACTTATAGCCTCCACCTTTAGCTTTGTATTCTTTAGCAAGCATCTGAGCTTTCCTAGCAGACCATTGACCTGCTTTACCGCCTTTGCTTCCTGCTTTAATCTTATTAAATAGTCTTTTACGCATAGTAGGCTTGGTGTAGTTACCTGCTTTATTTACTGTCGATTTCTTTTTCTTTGCTGCCATTAGTGTATTGTCCTTTCTTCTGTATGAGCTTCTTCTACTAAAGATAAATAATTATCAAATTCTTCTCTAAATGCAATAGAAGTTATTTCACCTACAATAGTAACACCATGTTCTTCTGCAATTAAATCTGCTTCTTGTTCATCTAAAGCAAAGATGTTTACTCCTGCATAGATTTTATTCTCTACTTGGTATTCAGTCAGAAATATCTTCATAGTCTTCTTCTTTAATATCTATTAATTGCTTTTCAGGCAATATGAATATGCCTCCATTAACATTCTGATTAATATCTAATCGTTCTGTCTTTGACACCCCAACCCTATCAAGGATTGTTTGAGCTGCCTGAAGCTTTGTGTTAGCTTGAGGTATAGCTGTATCGCTCTCCATAACTTCTACAAGTTTAAAGGCTGCTTTAGGTGCTTCCCTTGCGAGGACTGTTGAGGCTAAATCCACTATTTCTTGTCTAAGACTATTTATTACTTGGTAGTGATTTCCTGCATAGCCTGCAAGTTCGGCTGAAAGTTTTAAATTTCCTTTTGTTTCGATTAAGTTATTCAAGAAATCTTGTTGTTTATCTGTAAGATTCCTTTTTGAATTACTGGGCAAGTTCATATGTTATCTATTATATAGGTGAATTTGGATTCTGTCAAGTTTATATTAAAATAAATTAAATATTGCTTGACAGAAACAGGTTTTAACTGTATAATAATAGTTAACTATGCCCGGTCATAGTACCCACAATATCCTCTCAAGACTTCTTAGACTTAGAAGTTCCACAGACCCCCGACCAAACCTTCAAAACAATTGACTCCCTAATACTCTCCACTCTACTTAACATTCAAAACTCTTGGAAATGTATGAGATTGTGCATATATAGGGGGTAGGGGGTACGGGTGTCCTGCCTCCCTAGTGTCCTACAACACTAACACACCTAACAGACTTTAAAAGACTTCAAAAACTTCTAAAGATTTAACAGAAATTAAATATATAACTGTTCAAAAATCATACAGACTTTAAAGACTCTATAAAACTTTAAAAACTTTAGAAACTTTACAGAGAAACAGACCAAAACCTACAGAGATTTTAGTAGTTTATGAAGTTTACTTAGAATATAGGGAAATAATCAATGTATGTTATACGGGTTACACTCCACAGAGTTAAGCACACTTCTAACGCAAATACAGAAGCTTAGAGAGACTTTCAAAAGTTTCTAAGGGTATCGTAAGGGGTAGGCTAGTTTTCAGGGCTTAGAACGTCTTAAATTCATTCCTAGTTACCAACACAAAAAAAAGAGGCAATTAAGCCCCTTCTTTTAGTTTATTTATTCTCCTAGTTTAAGTAATCATCTTCAAAGACTAAAGTAAGCCTATCATCACTCTTAAAGAGTTCCCACGCTAGATTAATCGCATCTTGAGTATTCTCAGCACTTGAATGCTCTGCTACCTTGATAATGCTCTCTATTAGTTCATGATAGATTTTAACTTGTGTGTTTGTACTATCGTTTATTTTATAGTCGTTAAGACTTTTTATTTTTTCATTCATACCCTATACAACGAACAGGTTTTAAAAATGTTACAAATTATTTTTAAATAAAAAAAAGGGTACTGATTAAAGTACCCCTTTTAAAAGTTTATTTAGTTATCTATTTTATCCTCCATATTCTGTAAGACTTATTTTTAATTAAAGTTCTATGTACTAACTTTTTATTTTTCCCGTAGCCGTCTAAATTAAGAAAAGTTTTTAATGCTCCCATGCTAGGTAATTCTATCGAGTCGCCTATTTCCATATTTTTATATAAAGCTGAACATAATCCCTTAGGTACTTTTGTTCCTAATTTTTTATGTTCTATTGTTTTCTCTGGAATTGGAATTCCTTTTTCAATGTCATAATACATATTTTTTACCTCATTTTTATTTAACATTAAATGCTAATTTATAACATTTAATTAATTAAGTAAACAAAAAAAAGGAGGCTCTTAACCTCCTTAAAAAATTTAATTCAAGTTGGGGTTCTTGAATCTCTTTTTTTGTTCTCTGTTAGTGTCTAATAATCTCCTTCAATCTTTGAAAATAATTTTTCCAGTATTCAGCATAAAGATAAGCTTTATTTTTTTCTAAATAGTCCTGAAAATCTTCATATGGGTTTTCTTGCCTAAAGTAAAAACGCTCTGCTTTCATGTCCGTATACTTTGCCCAAAAAAAAGAAAGTTTTGGTTTGCTGTATTTCGTCATAAAATATTTTTCATTTATTGACTGTTTAACTTGTCCCATGATGCTACCCTAGATTTTCAGTTTCCCACTTCTTAAAACTATCTAAAAATTTCTTCTCAAATGTTTTTGGGAATGTCTCAGAAGATTTAATCTTGAGTACCTGTAATTTAGTGAATCCTTTCCCATTATTTACCTCGTTGAGAAGAAAAGCATTTACTCTCTTATAAACCGCCTCTTTCGGTTTATTTTTTATATCGCTACTGCTCAAGTGAGTAGCAAGAGATTTAACTTCGCCATAAGAGATATTTTTGTTTTGCTCTTCTTTCGACTGTTTCAATAAAGCTTCTAAGTTTTCTTTGCTTGAAGCCACCCATTCTTTAAAAGTTTTTTTAGTTTTATTAACCATTTTATATCCTTTTTAAGTTATTACGCTGAAACCATTTCCAACGCTTGAAACACAAAATACACCCAACGACCAAAACCACCTAGAATTATTTTTCTCTAGCTACCATAAAAAAGTTACAGCTACCAGAACTATTTTTTTTCTCATTCAGAAAAATTTCAACCTGTCAACAATTATTTTTCCTCCTCGTCTGTTTTAGTGTGTTACTGTTCTAACACACTACTCTTAGTGTACTACTACACCAACACACCTCTCTTATAAGCATTATTTTACTTTAATATTAAGGATTGCAAGGCATTATAACAATTATTTTTAAGGATTGCAAGGATTGAGAGCAAGCAAATTCTATTATAATTATAATCACGCGTGCGATTACGCTTGACACCGAAAACTTCAGTCGCTAGAATGCTCAACAAACAACGCAATTGTGCGGAGTTAAAACAAACCTACGGAGGTTTATTATGAGAGCATTATATTTTAATAATGATGTTGTAGTCGAGGTGTATAACCGAGACAAAAGATTGTATGACTTTAATGTTTATACAGATACTAATAAAGAAAATGTTGCACCTGATGTTGATGCTTATTTTAATCTTTATGAACAAGCTGATGTGTGGTCAATTGGATTTTGTGACCGCAAAGAAATCATGCAGGTTTTAAGAAAAGTTAAGGAGATTACAGATGAAACCCATTGAAGATTTATTAGAACCTATTAGTCCTGAGAGACAAGAACGATTATTAAATCCTAGAATGTCAGACCACTTTAAAACTTTTATGTGTGGTAAATATGGTTATAGACTTTATACTATTAAGATTGGTCGCAAGTGGGTTACTATGCGTTCCAACAATCACCGAGCAAGAATCTCTTTAGATAAATATAAAACTATAGCTTTTAAAGAATGGAAAGAGTCAGCAATCAGCGACACTTTAAGGTTTAATAATAATACTAAACCTAAAGGTTGGTGGAATGATTATGGTTTTGATAGCAATCCTTTAGATATTAATCTTAATCATAAACATTTTATTTGGAGATAAAGTATTACTTGTTACTTACGCTTGACTGTGAAAATGGTCAAGTGTAAAATGCTCAACAAGAAACGAATAGTGGAATGAGTTTACCACTTTTATTTAAACTCACTAATTGGAATATAAGATATGACCAATAAACAATTAGCTTCTACTGTGCTAGAATACAGTAGACGAGGTTCTGAAACTACTAGACCTATAAGTTCTGCTCCAAAAGAGTTACAAGACTTATGGAATAGAGGTAATGAAGAAGGAATCTCTATGATTAAAGTTAGAAAGTATAAAGAAAGATATGAGACCAAAGACGGAACATCTTTTAGAGTACATAACTATGGTAAAGTTAGTCTTAATGAAGTCTTACCTAAACATCTTAGGACAGGACACATTCAAGACGAAGTTAGATTCAATGAGAAAATTAAAGTAGGTGAAAAGAATCCTACTATGACTATTTTAAGAGTACCTAATACTTATATGTCTAGTCCTACAGAGTTTGAAAGAAATATTAATAGTGCTTTTAAAGCTTTAAGACTTGACAGAAGTGCTGAGAGTTCTTTCTCAAGCTTTATAACTAAACTATATAATAGAGTTATATAGTTTTACTTGTTATTTACGCTTGACCTCGCTTTGGGGTTGAGCGTATAATACTCCAACAAGAAACAAATGGAATCAATATGAAAATATTCAATACACTAGAAAGTGCTAAACGATATCTAAAAGATAACAAATACAGATACTTAGAAAATTATTCTCATAGAGAAGATATATTTGAAATTCATAAAAAAGGTTTCAAGTTAGTTTCTGTTACACCTCATAGACAGAACTATGAATATACTAAATATAAAATACAAACAATAAGGTAAAATTATGAAACAATTAAGAAAATTTGAACAAGATGCTATTGTTAATACAATAACTAAAAAAATTAATATCAATAGAAAAATAAAAGCTAGACAGTTAGTTAATAAAAGAGATTATTTATCTTTTCAAAAACAAATTGAAGCTATTGAAAAATTACAAGAACAAGAACAAAAAATCTATAACAAACATAGAAAATTACAGAAAGAACTTAAAACTCATATTAATTCTTTTAATCATAACAATCAAGTAAATTTAGTTTTAGGTTATAAAAATGATTTAGATTTTGTTGATAATGGCTATACACTAAATCAAGAAATATCTGATAAACTTGCAATAGCTTTACTTTCAAAAGATTCAACAGATAGACTTCCTCAAATTATAAATGAAATAACTAAGGAGTCTTTCTAACTGGAGAAACTATGCCTACATATAAACTACTATCAAGTTCTAGTCCTAAGATTGACAAGAGCAATAAAATACAAGACAAATACTTTAGTAGGATTATGTATCTTGCTCCCTCAGATTTAGCTGACGGAGTAAAGACTACTTGTCCTTATGCTAAAATAGCTATGTGTGAAGAGCCTTGTTTAAATACTGCGGGACTAGGTGGTGTATATTCTAGCATTCAAAATGCTAGGATAAGAAAAAGCTTGCTTTACTTCAACGAGTATGATAATTTTATGGGGCAGTTAGTCTCAGACATTACTAAGTTTGCAAAAGAATGCGACAAGTTAGGTAAGCAACCTAGTCTTAGATTGAATGGTACATCAGATATTCAATGGGAGTATCAAGAAGTAAATGGTAAAACTGTGTTTGATATGTTTCCTGAAATACAGTTTTATGACTACACTAAGATACCTACAAGAAAGATAAATGGTATTGATAACTATCACTTGACATGGAGTTACTCAGAAGCTAATAAAAAGTATTCTAAACTCTTTGATATTGTATTGGAAAATAAAGCAGTAGTGTTCAGAAAAGATATACCTAAAACCTTCAAAGGTTTAGAGGTTATCAATGGTGATGAACACGACATGAGATTTTTAGATAAAGACAATGTAGTTGTTGGACTAAAAGCAAAGGGCAAAGCTAAGAATGATAATTCAGGTTTTGTAATTGATAACGAGAAAATAGAAGTGAGATTGGTGGCATGAAATACAAAAGATTTGGTAAGAATTTTAAAAGACCTAATGAATATAATAGGAAGTGGTCTGACTGTGAAAGTTGTGGTGGTTTAGGATATTTTGAAACTAATCAGTCTGACGGAGGTATGGGTATATCAAGATGTGATAACTGTGAATTATTTGAAGATGATTTAGAAGCACAATTATTCGTGGTATCTTTATTAGATGCTATTAAAATTGATTGGACATGGAAGTATTCACATTTATATCCTGAGTATGATACAATAGGACACAAGAAAAAAGAGAGGGTAATAGCATGAGTAGTGCATGGGAAAAAACTGCAATGGAAAATAATTTTCTAAATAGTAACAAAAGATATATCGAAGAAGTGGTTGAGTATTCAGAAACAATACTTGATATTCATAATGATATCATGGATAATAAACAAATCGAAGATGATAATCACAGGTATGCTATGGAACATATTACTGATGAATGTAATACTCTACGTGCTTATGTTGAAACTGATATTGAGTCATTGAGAAATGATATAGATGATTTAAAACAAATGATAGAGGAATTACAGAAATGACCGAAGAAGAATTAATTTGGAAAGAAGAAGTAACAGAGTATTTAGGAGACTTTTGGTATTTAAAAGGTAGACCTGATTTATTTCAAGATGTGGTTGACCACGTTGTAAAAGCATACCCTGTGTATGATGCAAATTTCAACTATGCAGAGCAAATACTTAGTGAAGCCTTTAGATTTTTACAAGAACATTGCACATCTGCATACTCGTCAAAAGACTTAGAGTTTATGGCATTAGCTGAGAAAGAAAGATTATTAACAATAACATAAGGAAAAATATGAAAGCAATATTAATTGATGTAAAGAATGAAGAAGTCAGAGAGGTAGAGCATGATGATACTCGTAAAGAAATTTATAATTTTGTTGAATGTTCTACCTTTGATGTGCTTAGATTAGACGGAGTGAATGGCATCTATGTAGATGATGAAGGATTGTTTGTTGAAGACCAACTATTCTTTACTTATCATGGTGATAACTATAGTCAAACTCTAGGAGGAAATGGTTTAATCTTAGGAGTAGATAGTGAAGGAAATAATATATCTCCTACCATAACTGTAAAAGAAGTAGAAGAAGCAATAGACTTTCACCCAACAGGATTTGACACATGGCAATGAGAACAAGTAAAGGACAAGTATCTCATGAATCTTTAACAGGTTCAAGAGGTAAGAAGACACACATAGGAAGAGGGAATGTAAGTTACTCTACTATGCCTAAAAGAAAACGACAAACCTACAAAGCTTATAGAGGGCAAGGAAAATGAAAACTAAAGAACTAGAAAAATTATTTAAAGATAGATTAGTTAAAGACGGAATCAATAAAGATTGGATGGATAAAAAACTTATTTTTGTTGGGTTGGATGATGAGGAAACTAAAGATGATTGACGTATCAAATGTAACACTAGAAATTATTGAAGCTATACGAAACCAAAACGTAGTACAGTTTAAATATGGAAGTCATGAAGGCATTAGGACAATTAACCCAACAGGTTTTTATGGTGACTTCTACGGATTTGAAGGCACAGAATCGCACGACAAAAATAGGTTTAGAAAGTTTAGTTTTGACAGAGTAACAGAGTGGCAAGGCACACCTTTAAACTATAAAGTTTTTGTAGAGTTAGAAGTTGTTGGTTATCCTACTGATAAAGAAGTAGCCGAAGAATTACATCAGCTATTAGATAGTGCTGAACCTATTATGTACACACTTAAACCTATAGCATGACAGAGTATGACATCCATAAAATATTTGAAGAGCAACAATCAAAAGATAGAGTAACTGCACTTTATGCAGACAATGGAGTGTTGACAGTTTACTATGGAGATGATACAATGGAAGTTTGGAAACTAAACTGGCGAGGAAAACTTAAAAGAATTAAAAGGAGAAAGTATGAAACGTAAAGATTATATTTATATCGGAGCTTATGTATTGTTTTTTGGATTTTTTATTACAACATTAGTAGAAGAGTTGACATATCAAGACGAACAATTTCAAAAAATTAATAAATTAAATAATGATTTATTAAAAATATCACAATATGTCCAAAGCAATATGACAGACTTTGAATATTTAGAACAGAAAATAGAAGATAATTCGGTGGAGTTAGAAGAAGTTCAACGACAATTAAAGGAGACTCAAGACTCTGCCGAAACATTTTATCAAATGTTTTTTGACACTCAACCACAAAGAGTTGAAGAAGAATTAGTTGAAGATAAAGTTCCGACTGAGGAAATAGTATTGGAAACTAAGGAGCAAGAGGTAGTAGAATTACCTGTCGAAGTGCCTGTCGTTAAGATAACAACTACTGCTTCTTGCCCCACCCCGCACAACAAATTGTTATCTTATATAGAGGATATCTCTTTACGAAGAGACTATTCATTTAGAGTTTCGTATGATGTGCAAGATAATTCTATAGTAAATGTAAACTATAAACCTGCAATCCCCAACAAACTTAAACGAGGTATGGAAAAATATTTAGATTCATTTACTTTAAGAGGAAATGTTAAGGATTGCTACGTACCAATAAAAATACTAGGAAATTAAATGCAACAATTTATTTTAACACAGACACAATTTAATCAATGGGATAACTTTTGTTTAGACAATGGTGAAACCATGTATAAAAATGGTGATGCTTATATGAATGGGTATGACGAGGACACTAAAACATTTAGTGTGCGTGTATCTCAAACAGAACAATCAGGAATCATAAAGTTTTTAGAAAAAGTGCTTGACACTTTCTAGAAAATCGGAGTATAATAACTCCACATTAATAACTACTAATATATAAGGAGTAAAACATATGGCAGTAGCAACAGGAATAGCGTACTGGGCGAGCGTCCTAGCACCTAACGAAACTTTTGAACCAGTCTACACAGTAGACCTAGTAATTAGTGATGAAGACGCTCAAGACTTTATCTCACGAGGAGTTAAAGTTAAAGACTTTTCATTGAAAGATGAGAGCGGTGAACCTCAATACATAGGTAAAGCCGTGACTATCAAAAGAAAAGTAAATGCTAAGAATGGCAGAAGACCTGCTCCAAAGCTCTACAATCTAAATAAAGAGCCAATGGATACTACAGTAGGTAATGGCTCTGCAGTCAAGGTACAATACAATGAGTTTGCTTGGGATTATGCAGGCAAATCAGGTGTTAGCTTAGACTTTCAAGCCATGCAAGTGCTAGACTTAGTACCTGTAAAGTCACAAGACGGAGACGAATTGAATCCATTTGGTGACGGGGAGGAGTTTTAATGACTGATGAAGATATCATGTTAGAAGAACCTAATAAACCTTTTATTACTATTGATGATGTACAAGTTTTTGTAGAGGATTTGCCTGAGGAAGGTCAGCAAATCTTTGGAAGACTTCAACGACTCAATCAAAAGAAAGCTAATGTCACACTTGACTTGGAAGAGTTACAAGCAGGTATTAATTTCTTTTCGAATAGAATCGTAGCAATCTACAATGATGAAGGTGCTCCCGCAGAAACTGAACTTGACGATAGCACAGAAAAAAGTTAAGTTTATTTAAAAGTTGGCTAGGCATTACTGTGTATAATGTCTAGCCTTTTTTATGGAACAAATATGAATAATCACAGAAGTCCTTTTTATAAAACTCATCAACCTTGTCCTGACTGTAATAGTAGTGATGCTTTATGTATCAATGAGGACAGGTCAACTAAATGTTTTAGTTGTGGTAAGTTTACCCCTAAACCAAATATTGTACCTATGAATAATAATTATAAACCACCAACTCCACCAACAGAAACAGTCCATAGTGGGACATATGCACCTCTTACAGATAGAAGTATATCTAAAGAGACTGCGACAAAGTATGGAGTCAAGGTTGTATATGACTCTCAAGGTGTACTAGCCCAACATAGATATCCTTATCATATAAACAACGAACAAACAGGTACAAAGATTAGATTTGTTAAAGATAAAAACTTTAAGTTTGAAGGTACAACTGCAGGTACAGGTTTGTTTGGTCAACAACTCTTTAAAGAAGGTGGTAAATACCTAACTATAGTTGAAGGAGAATGTGATGCTATGGCAGGCTATGAATTACTAGGTAGCAAGTGGGCAGTAGTATCAATAAAGAATGGGGCTCAAAGTGCAGTCAGAGATATAAAAGAAAACATAGAATATGTAGAAAGTTTTGACAATGTAGTTATTTGTTTTGACAATGACAAGCAAGGCATAGAAGCCGCACAAAAAGTAGCAAGTATTATCAAGCCTCGTAAGGCTAAGATAGTGTCAATACCTAATGGTTATAAAGATGCCAATGATATGCTTCGTAAGAATTTGCATAAAGAATTTACTCAGGCTTGGTGGGATGCAAAGGTCTATACACCTAGTGGTATCATTAGAGTATCAGAGAAACAAAAAGATTTCTTAGAACGAGAAAAGAAAAGTAGTGTACCTTACCCTTGGCATGGTCTTAACAAAAAACTTATTGGCTTACGACAAGGTGAACTACTTACGCTTACAGGAGGTACAGGTCTTGGTAAGTCTTCTGTCACTAGAGAACTAGAGCATTGGCTTATACATCAGACAGAAGATAATGTAGGAGTCATAGCTTTAGAAGAAGATTGGAGACGTACAGTAGACGGAATCTTATCTATTGAAGCGAACGATAGACTTTATATTGATGATATTAGAGATAAGTATAGGGAGCAAGACTTAATCAAAATGTTTGATAAGACTTTTGAACAAGACAAAGTATTTATTCATGCTCACTTTGGTACGAATGACATTGAAGATATCTTTTCAAAACTTCGTTATCTTATTGTTGGTTGTGATTGTAAATGGGTTGTCGTAGACCACCTTCATATGCTAGTTAGTTCTATGACAGAAGGTGATGAGCGTAGAGCAATAGATAATATTATGACTCGTCTTAGAAGTTTAGTTGAAGAGACAGGTGCAGGTATTATACTTGTCTCTCACCTTCGTAGAGTTCAGGGTGATAAAGGGCATGAAAATGGAGTAAGTGTAAGCTTATCACATCTAAGAGGCTCTAATGCTATCGCTCAACTATCAGACTGTGTTATAGCTTTAGAAAGGAATCAACAATCAGAGGATGAATTAGAATCTAGAACGACAAGATTACGTGTACTTAAGTCACGTTATACAGGGGATGTAGGGTTAGCTACTGCATTGGTTTATAATAAAGATACAGGTAGACTGTCTGAATATGAAGATGAAGAAATCTTGAATAGTTTTAGTTCAGATGATACAATACCATTCTAATGGAGAAGTTATGTGGAATTAGTATTTGATATAGAGACAGACGATTTACATGCTACAGAGATACATTGTATTGTAGCAATAGACGAAAACAATAAACAGTATACCTTTGATATTATAGATGATAATATTTTAAAAGGTTTAGACTTCTTAGCAGAAGCTGATAAACTTATAGGTCACAACATTATAGGATTTGATATTCCTGTAATTAAAAAACTACATGGTATTGATTTATGGGACAAAGAAAAAGTTGTAGACACTTTAGTATTATCTAGACTTTTAAATCCTGTACGAGAGAAAGGACATTCATTAAAAGTTTGGGGTTCTAAGTTAGGTGTAGCAAAAGATTTACCTCCTGAGGACTTTCATATTTATACTAAAGATACTTTAAAGTATTGTATAAAAGATGTTGTTCTTAATAAACTTTTATTTGATTATCTTAAAAAAGAATCAGCAGGTTTTTCAAAAGAAAGTATAGAACTTGAGCATCGAGTAACTTATATTTTAGAACAACAAAAACAAAACGGATTTAAAATTGACATTCAATATGCTACTAATTTATTAGCTGAATTAAATTGTAAAATAAAAAAAGTACAAGACGAGGTACATAGAACTTTTAAACCTAAATGGGTTGACATCAAAGAGGTAACTCCTAAAACAAAACAAGACGGAACTCTTTCTAAATCAGGATTAACAGAGTACGAGTATGCAGACATACAGGCATCAGGTAACATGAAACCCTTTATGCGTAAAGAATTAGTAGAATTTAATTTAGGTTCTCGTAAACAGATTGGTGAATACTTAATTAGTTTTGGTTGGAAGCCTAATAAATTTACACCAACAGGTCAACCTATTGTAGATGAAGGTACACTAAAAAATATAACTCATATTAAAGAAGCTAAATTAATAGCAGACTTCTTGTTATATCAAAAAAGAATTGCACAAATTAGTTCATGGTTAGATTCAGTAGAAGAGGATGATAGAGTACATGGTGCGGTTCTTTCTACGGGTGCAATTACAGGTAGAATGGCACATAGAAATCCTAACATGGCACAAGTTCCTAGTGTTAGTAGTCCTTATGGTAAGGAATGTAGAGCCTGTTGGATAGTAGACAAAGGGAACAAGCTAGTAGGTATAGATGCTAGTGGTTTAGAATTAAGATTGTTGGCACACTATATGGCTGACGAGGATTATATAAATGAAATTATCAACGGAGATATTCACACAACAAACCAAAAGTCTGCAGGACTTGAATCAAGAAATCAGGCTAAGACATTCATCTATGCACTCATTTACGGGGCAGGAGACGAGAAGCTTGGTACAATCGTGCAAGGAAGTAGAAAGCATGGTAAACAACTTAGAGAGTCTTTTATCAATAATAACCCTGCATTTAAAACTCTTAGAGACAGGGTTGAACGAGCGTCTGCAAGAGGATACTTAAAAGGTTTGGACGGACGTAAGATATTTATCAGACACAGACACGCTTCTTTGAATACATTATTACAAGGAGCAGGTGCAATAGTTATGAAAAAAGCTTTGATTATATTAGCGGATATGTTAAAATTAGGGACTATCCCTGCTAAAATAGTTGCTAATATTCATGACGAATGGCAGATAGAAGTACCTGAATCTCATGCAAATGGGGTGGGTGCATTGGCAGTTAGATGTATAGAACAAGCATCTAAAGAATATAACTTAAGATGTCCATTGACGGGCGAATTTAATATAGGAGACAGTTGGTATGAAACCCACTAAAAAAGATAGAAAGAAGTTTGATTTAGATTTACAATATGGTAGCATCCGTGAGGATAAGATAGCAGAAATGCTTACCAATAAAAAGATAGAAGTCAAATCAGAAAGAGATATTTGGCAGAAGTCAGGTAACATTTGTATAGAGTATGAGTCATGGGGCAAGCCCTCAGGTATCAGAGCAACTGAATCTGATTACTGGTTTCATAACCTTTGTATAGGTAAAGACGAGTACTGTACTCTTGTGTTCCATACAGATACTCTCAGAAAAATAGTAGATAAACTAGATACTTTTAAAACTGTATCGGGTGGAGATAATAATGCGAGTCGTATGTTTCTAGTAAACTTACAGAAACTATTCTCGTCAGATGTTATTAAAGCTTTTAAAGAAATTAAAGATGACAAAGAAACAGACAAAAAAGAAGTTGCCTAAATTAGATACGCTTGTAGAGGATATCTATAAGACTATTGGAGTTTTATCAGAAGATAAAGCTATAAAGATATCAGACAAAGAATATGAAAAGTTTGGTCAAGATATGGCTGATGCTTTAAAAGGTTGGGCAACTCCTCAACCTAGACCTAAAAGCGGTTTAAGAATGTCTAATATAGGTAGACCCCTACGTAGATTATGGTATGACTTAAATCTTTCAGACGCACATCAAGAAAAAATAGACCCACCTACTTTTATTAAGTTTTTATATGGGCACTTACTTGAGGTTTTACTTTTATTCTTTGTTCGTCTTTCAGGGCATGTTGTGTCAGGAGAACAAAAAGAAATATCAGTACAAGGTATTAAAGGACACATGGATTCTATTATAGATGGAGAAGTTATTGATGTTAAAACTGCATCAGGTTATGCCTTTAAGAAATTTAAAGAAGGTACTCTAGCACAGAACGATAGCTTTGGATATCTCTCACAGTTAGCAGGGTATGAAGAAGCAGAACAAACTTCTAAGGGTGGTTTCTTAGTTATGAATAAAGAAACAGGAGAACTAACCACGTTTATACCTGATGATTTAGAGAAACCAAATATTGTACATAAAATAAAATCAGTTAAAAAAGCGATTTCTCTTGACAGTCCCCCCGACAGGTGTTATAATGTTATAGCTGAGGGTGTCTCAGGTAATATGAAATTACCTATGGGATGCAACTACTGTCCCCATAAATTTATTTGTTACAAAGACTCTAACGAAGGTCAGGGGTTAAGAACTTTTGCTTATGCAAAAGGTAATGTATATTTAACTAAGGTAGAAAAATTACCTAATGTACGAGAAATAATATGAATGGTAGACAAGCTAAGAAATTAAGAAGACAAGCTAAAGACTTAACAGTTGAATGGTTACAATCTTTACTGCCTGAGGATGAAGCAGAAAAGATAACAACACAAAACTTTAAAGACTATATGCCTGAACAAACTCATGTGTTTGCTAATAAAAAAATTATGCTTTCTTCTTTTTCTCATAAGTGGTTTAATAAAAAATTAAAAAAGGAATTTTATGAAACGAGGTTATCGTAAGCCACGAAAAATTCGACCTACTGAAAAGAATATACCTAAGGGTTATGACTCAGGGTGGGAGTATAAACTTCACACTAATGTTTTAACTAAGTGGTCACATCATTCAGATAAAATTTCTTATGTTGTAGAGCATACATATGAGCCTGACTTTACAAAAGTTATTAATGGTGTAGAATATTTACTAGAAGCTAAAGGTAGGTTTTGGGATTATCAAGAATACAATAAGTATGTTTGGATACGTAAATGTCTTAAAGATAATCAGGAGTTAGTCTTTTTGTTTTCTAGCCCTAGTTCTCCTATGCCTCAAGCTAAAAGAAGAAAAGACGGAACTAAAAGAAGCCATGCAGAGTGGGCAGAAAAAAATAATTTTAGGTGGTACTCTGAACACACACTACCTAAAGACTGGATATAAATATGGAATATAAATTTGACGAGAGTATAAACCTACATGGTGTTAAACAATACATTGATAGCACCTATACACAACACTATGCTCATTCTAAATATCAAGCAACTGATATGATTATAGATGCAGGACATGGTGAAGGTTTTTGTATAGGTAACATCATGAAGTATGCTATGAGGTATGGTAAAAAGAATGGTAAGTCTGATGCAGACCTACTTAAAATTATACACTATGCATTGATTGCACTACACTTAAACGACAAGGAGAAGGAGTAATGGTCGAAGACAAGGTTGGTCAGAAAGAATACTTAGGTATTAAAATAGACTACAACAAAGAAAACAAATTAAATAAATTTAGTTTAGATACTCTAAAGGATAGGTATCTTTATGAAGCATCAGGAGAAACACATGCACAAGAAGCATTCGCAAGAGCCTCAGTCTTTGGAGCAACCTTCAAAGGGGTCACAGATTTTCAGTTGGCTCAGAGACTTTATCAGTACAGTTCCGACTTATGGTTCATGTTTAGCACTCCTATTCTTAGCAATGGGGGAACTAATCGGGGTTTACCTATTAGCTGTTTTCTCAATTACGTACCTGATAGTCGTAATGGGTTATCTGCTCACTATGATGAAAACATATGGCTCGCAAGTTCAGGTGGAGGTATTGGTGGATATTGGGGAGATATTAGGAGTAATGGCATCGCTACTGCTAACAATAGTCGTTCTACTGGTTCAATTCCATTCATGAAGGTAGTTGACTCTCAGATGTTAGCATTTAATCAGGGAGTTACAAGAAGAGGAAGTTATGCTTCATACATGGATATCAACCACCCTGAGATAGAAGAGTTTATAAACATACGCAAAGAGTCAGGTGGAGACATTAATCGAAAATGTCTTAACATACACAACGGAGTTAATCTTACCAATGAGTTTTTACAAGCAGTTCAGGAAGACAATGACTGGAGATTAATAGACCCTAAGACAGGCGAAGCAGTTAAGACTGTTAATGCTAGAGATTTATGGTGGCAAATAATAAATGCTAGAGCAGAAACAGGTGAGCCTTATATGATTAATATAGATACTTGTAATGAGGCATTACCGAAAGAACAAAAAGCTTTGGGCTTAGATATTAAACAAAGCAATCTTTGTTCTGAAATAACTTTACCAACCAATGAAGAAAGAACCGCAGTCTGTTGTTTATCAAGTGTTAATTTAGAACACTATGATGAATGGTCAACAGATGAAAACTTTATAAAAGATTTAATTACTATGTTGGATAATGTCATTCAACATTTTATAGACAATGCAATAGATACTACAGAATTAGGAGACTACAATGCTAACTTTAAAAGATTTAAAAATCATATACGAGAAGGGAAAGAAGGCTTTACGAAGTCTAGCTTCTCAGCTTATAGAGAAAGGTCGCTTGGCTTGGGAGCAATGGGCTTCCATGCCTATCTTCAAAAAAATAATCTTCCGTTTGAAGGAATCTTTGCAACAGGATTTAACAACAAAGCTTTTAACCATATTAAAAGTAAGTCCGTGGATGCAAGTAAAGTTCTTGCGGAGACTCGTGGGGAAGCTCCTGATATTAGTGGTTCAGGTATGCGTAACGCTCACCTTTTGGCTATTGCTCCTAATGCCAGTAGTAGTATTATATGTGGCGGTACTTCCCCTAGCATTGAACCATATCGTGCGAACATATTTACACACAAAACTTTATCAGGTTCGTACCAAGTTAAAAATAAATACTTAGATAAAATAATCTCTAAGAAAAAAGGAAACAAAACAAATATTTGGAAAGATATTACTGCGAACAAAGGTTCTATACAAAGTATGGATATCTTTACAGATAAAGAAAAAGAAGTATTTAAAACTGCGGATGAACTAAATCAAATTTGGATTGTTGAACATGCCCACATGAGACAACAGTATGTTTGTCAAAGTCAAAGTGTTAATTTATTTTTTGTAGCTCCTAAGGCTACAGAGACTCAAGAAGTACACGATAACTATTTACAATATCTTAATGATGTCCATTGGTATGCAATGCATAAACTAAAATCTTTATATTACTTTAGGTCAGAGTCAGCACGAGACGCAGAAAATGTAAACATTAAGATACCACGAATTAATTTAGAAGACACAGAATGTATAGCCTGTGAAGGATAAAATATGAAAGAAGATAAATTTGATAGAATGTATGAAAGTAGATTTAATGCTCTACAAAAAAAGTACGAAGCTGAGATAGCTATAGCAAAAACTGAATTAGATACGTACTTAGAACTAAGTGTGGGAGTAGCAGAACATCCACATTTAATAGAGTCTATGGATTTGCTATTAGAAAAAATGGCAACTGCTCAAGAGAAGTTAGACTTGCTTCTTAAGGAGTTTTAATGTCTAATACGTTTAGTTCATTTTGTAGGAGAATGTGGTTAGACCATTGTGATGAAAATAAAACACCATACTCTACAACATATACAGAACAAGAATATAAAAAAGAATTTAACAAATGGCTACTTGAAAAGTATGCTAAAGAACAGGAAAAAATATGAGCCTATTAAGCACTAGAAATTATTACAAACCTTTTGAGTACCCGTGGATGTACGATTACTTTAAATTACAAAATCAAATGCATTGGATGACTGAGTCTGTTCCTTTACACACAGATGTAAAAGACTGGCAAGATATATCACCTGCAGAAAAAAACTTATTGACACAAATCTTTAGACTATTTACTCAATCAGATGTAGATGTAGCTTCGGGGTACATAGATAAATATATGCCTATGTTTAAAAAACCTGAAGCTAGAATGATGATGGGTTCATTTATAAATATGGAAGGTATACATCAAGATGCTTACAGTATTCTTCTTGATACAGTAGGTATGCCTGAAATAGAATACAAAGCTTTTGCAGAGTATGAAGAGATGTCAGCAAAGCATGACTATGTTTCTACATTTAAACCACGTAAGAATGATAAAAGAACTATTGCAAAAACACTTGCAGTATACTCAGCTTTTACAGAAGGCTTACAACTCTTTAGTAGCTTTGCAATCCTGTTAAACTTTCCTAGATTTGGAAAGATGAAAGGCATGGGGCAGATAGTTACCTACTCTATACGTGACGAGTCTATGCATGTTGAAGCTATGACTAAATTATTTAGAGAGTTTATAAAAGAAAACTTAGACATATGGACAGATGATTTTAAAGGAGAGCTTTATCAAATCTGTAGAGAAATGGTAGAGTTAGAAGATAAATTTCTTGATTTAGTATTTGAAATGGGAGACTTACAAGGTCTTACAAAGAAAGATATGTATGCCTACAATAGATATATAGCTGATAGAAGATTACTACAGCTAGGATTAAAAACAAATTATGACCAACGAGAAAATCCTTTGGGTTGGATTGATGAAGTAATGGGTGTCGAACACCAAAATTTCTTTGAAGGTCGAGCAACATCCTACATGAAAGCAGGGCTTCGTGGTAAACAGGACGTTGTAAACTTTACGGAGATAAATAATGAAAGCATCGGAAGCTAATCTTATTAGTTGGAAGTTAGTTATTGATTCTGATAACAAATTAGTTACAGAAATATCTAGTTTCCCTGAGGAAGAAATACATAGATTTCAAAAAGATGATAGACTTGTTATACTAAAAGCAATAAAAGAAGCTAAACTAGCTTTAGAACCTCTACATAAAAATATAGAAGTTCAGTTAGATGCTACCTTTTAAAGTATAGTATTTATTCTAAGAGGAATGGATTTACCTTTTACAGGAATGGGTGTAAGAACTTCAAACGAATTGGAACATTTTTGAATTGTTTGTTTAGTTATTAAAAGGTTATGTCCTGCTTCTTTACAAGCTGATTCAGTTCTAGCTGCAGTATTAACTGCATCACCTATTGCTGTGTAATCAAAACGGGTATCACTTCCCATGTTACCAACCACAGCTTCTCCACTATTAATACCAATCCCAATAGTTATCGAGGGTAATCCTTCTTTTTCTAACTCATCATTTAAAAATAACATTCCTTCCTGCATGTCTAATGCACAGTCTACTGCTCGTTGCTCATGATTATCTAAGTCTAATGGTGCATTAAATATAGCCATCATTGCGTCCCCTATATATTTATCTACCATTCCACCATATTTCTGAACTGATTTCTGTTGTACAGTTAAAGCTTTATTCATTACTAAAGCAACTTCTTCAGGCTCTAAGTTCTCTGACATAGCCGTGAAACCTCTAACATCTGTAAACAAAAATGTACAGTACCTTTTTTCTCCACCTAGTTTTAAAAGTTTCGGATTGTCCTGCAATCTTTTTATTTGAGCAGGGTCAAGGTAGTGTTCAAACTGTTTCTTTATTTGTTGCCTTAGTTTAAATTGTTTTCTAAAGTTTAAATAGAATTGTTGGGTTGCAACAAAGAGCATCCCTACTAAAGACCACGTAACATCTATCAAATAATTTAATCCAATAAGATGCAGTCCCAAGTAGCCTACAGAAGACATTGCAAAAAAGACTGCGACTACCCCACTAGTCATACCTAGAAAGTTTATTAGAAACGCAATACAGAGCCCTGAGAGGCATAATAGTAACAGTTCTATGACTAGATAGTAATCAGGTATCTGAGGTGTTGGTAGCAAGATAGATTCTGCTAGTGCTGTTTGTATCTTATGAGGTTCTAATAAGCCTGTTGGAGTGGCTAGTTGAGGCATGATACCCTTTGCAGTAAAGCCCACAAAAACAAACTTACCTTCTACATTCATTTCTTTTAAAGTTGTTTGAGGTGTATCAACCCAACTAATCCATTTACGACCAAGACTATCAGTCGGTATAGGAGGTAGTCCTCTAACTCTTATCATCTCTATGCCATTTTCATTGGTTACTATTTGATAAGTATTACCTCCACCTAAAATCTTTAGAACCTCTGTGCCAAAAGAAGCGACCCAACCATTCGGAGTCTGTTGTAAAAGAGGTAGTTGTCTTACTAAATTATCTACATCTACGTTTGCTGATATAGCTCCTTGACTTGCAGAGTCTTTTAAGACTTCAATGTTCTCTAAAAATCCTGATGCTTTAGGCAAAGAAACCTCAATGCCCTTTATTACTGTACCATGGGTAGCGGGGTAAAACGCATTATTAACTTCAGGCATTCCTATGACAGAGGGAGAACTTTGTAAAGCCTTGGCAAACGCATCATCCCCTCCTAATCTATCAGGATGTGGGAACAACATAACCCACCCTACACCTATAGCTCCTTTCTCCAGTAACTTTGTATGTATGTTTGCTAAACTTTCTCTTGGTAAAGGATAACCTCCTTCTGCATCTAAATCTTCTTCCGTAATATTTAAAATACTAAAGTAACCTGTTGGGTCAGGAGTCTCTATAAAAGCATCAAAGGTTTTTAGTTTAAGTATTTGTAAAGGAACTGCATTAAACAATAAGGGAAGAGTCAACAAGCCAATTAAAGGTAAAGACCATTTCATATTAGTTTCCTTGTGTTATAGTAATTTGTGACGAGCCTCCTCCGTTTACAACTATCTGTGTACTCTTGCCATTCTGTACTAAGATAAAGGTATAGGAGTTGCTTTTGTCTAAGTCTAATCTTACTGTATCTTCTAAAGATTTATAAAAAGTAATAACTGAATCTGTCATAAAGGTATTGATTTGAGTTTCTGCATCAAAACCAAAGGTCGTTCCTTTTAAATCTATGTCAGCTTTTAAAAGTGTCTTGGTTGTATCTAGTTCATTTACTTCTTCAATAACATTTAAAAGGTCTTCCAAAAAATTTACATCTAAATAGTTTATATCTAACTCGGTAAACTCTAGTTCATCCTCTTCTAAGTAATCTTTTTCTAACTCTTCAAACTCTAAGTAGTCTATATCTAATAGATTGTCGGTTTTTACTTCTGCAGAACTAGACTCTAAACCTTGTACTTCTCGTGGAGCACTTACTATTAACATGTTGTCTATAAGCTCTAGAGTTAAATCAAGGATTACAGGATTACTAGGCGAAGTTTCAAACATCGAAACTGTTGTAGCTTGATAGGGTTTGTTTAGAATTACTTGCCCCATAGCAGTACTGACCACTATCTCTCCAGATGGTAGTCCGTCTTCTTTGGGTAATAAAATAATTAAAGACCTTCCTAATTCATCTACAGTTACTGTAAAATCAGTACCTCTTATTCCTACTGTTGCAGAAGGAGTTTGAATTAAAATGTTTTCTTTTTTAATTGTAGACAGTTTACCAGTAATAAAACGTGCTGTTCCACTAGCAAACTGTAAAGCCATCTTAGATTTAGATGGGTCAGGGTCATAGATAAATTCATCTATAATTAATTCTGAATGCTCAGTCAAACGAACTTGACTGTCATCTAGAAATGTAATGCCTAATCTTCCATTAGACGTTTGTACATTATCGTAACTATCTATATTAAAAGCTAGGGTAGCATTGTAAGCATCGTCTCTTACAACTCTACCCGAACCTTCTAGTTCTGTTATGCTTCCAATATCAGCAAGAAGTGGACAAGCCACCATCAGACTGAACCACACAGACTGTCCCGTTACTACCTGTCGAATTGATTCTAAGCCAATCATTATCTAATGTACTCTGTTGGTCAATATTAAATGTTCTTGAGCTACCTGTTTGGTCTAAGTAAAAGTAACCACCTGCGTAACCATCACCATCAAAAGTTACATTGTTTGAATCACCATCTATATCTACATAGCTTGTACCTGAATCATAATCAATATCAAAGTTTAGTGTATTACTATCTCCTTGTATTATCCAATCTAAATCAGTTGTACTTGCCATGGCTACAGTTGCTAAGTCTAAAGTAAAATTGTTACTTGTACCTGTTACATCTACATTTAAGTTTGAACTATCAGCCCCATATGTATTTGATGGGTCAACCTGTATATTAAACGTGTTACTATCTCCATCAAACTCAAAGAAGCCTGTCAAACTATCAGCCAGAATATCTCCAAGAAATTTATTTGAGTCACCTATTTGATTTATGTCTAGTGTCATTCCTGTACCATCTAAATCTAAAGGAGTCATTGTCCCTGCAACTGCATCAGTACCACCAATAATGTTACCTGAACCTAACTGCTCTAAATCTATATTAGCTGTAGCACCTGACTGGTCAACGTATATTTCGTTATCAGCCCCGAATGCCCACGCACTCACCACAATCAATAGGCTTAATGTTATTTTCTTCATATGCCCAATATCCTCTATCTATACCTGTCGTTATTATATTTAAAACACCTGTCTCTACTGCTCTTTGCAAAGCTATAGATACAGATTCGTTTTCTGTAAACCCTCCTTCAACTTCGACAAGTTCAGTTCCAAGTTCTATGAACCGAAATATATCTTGTGACAAACCTACAGATAAAATACTTTTAGAAACTAATACTTCTATCAGTACTTCACCTGTGCTTACAGAAACCAATCGTAGGGAGATACTGACTGTATCTTCTCGGTACTGTTTACTCGTACCTATGCCTAAATATCTTGCACCTAATCCACCACTACTTAGATTTGTATCGTAACTAATTACTCCGCCTTGTACTAACAAACCTGCAAAGAGTAATGGTTTTAATTTATTATCCTCTTTGAATTCTTTTCTTGTGGTTCTTATAAGTTGTCTTTCTTTAGTAAGGTCATCTAACCCTACTCGTTCTACAACTTTAAAGAACTCACCATTAGCAGCATGTTTAAAAGCCCTGATTAAAAAAGCTTCAGGAGCTTGTGTGATAGCTGTACTAAATAAAGCAAACTCACTATTACTTTTACGTTGCCCTGTCAAGTCTTTAAAACTATTAGGGTATACAGCAATGGTTGGTTTATTTAAAGCTGCCGGTAAATCTTTTAATTCTTTTGACTGTAAATCTAATACAGAGGATTCTTTAATAACTATATTTGGAATACCACCCGTAGTTAATAATGAATCATAATTTAGTGCACAACTAGAAAGTAAAAGAGCCGATAGGCAAAGTAATAATTGTTTCATTCCCTTCTGCATCTGTTATTTTTAAAGTTATATATTCCCCGTCTGATTCGTATTCAATCGTATTACCTTCTAGTTCTACCTGTCCTGAGTCAGAAGGATTCTCTCCAAATAAATTTTCTACTAACTGTCTTGAAAGCTGTGCATAGATACGTGACTCTAAGTTTCTAATAAATCTAGCAAGGGTTGTGTTCTTTGCTTCTCTTGCAAGCTCATCTTTATAAGCTTCTATTTCTGCCTTGACTGCTTCTTTTCTATTAAACTCTTGATTTTCTATTGTGAGGTAATGAGAGCTTGTATTGTTACCTGAAAAACTAGGGTTCTTAAACTTATGTACCATTTGGTCTGCAGATAAAACACCAATAAAAAACATGGAGAGTACTACAAAACTTAAAGCAATTATCTGCATAACAAACATAATTGCTACGTGTGTTAGGGGGTGTGTGTCTTCAACCTTAATCTTTCCTTTGGTCATCTCTATCTGCTTTAGCAATCTTGTTACTGTCTATTAGTTGAGGAACTCCTAGTATAGTTTTAATAAGTGTATCTTGTCTTATAATCTCGTTGTCTAAACTACGTACTCTATCTATAAGAGCTACTAAAATACCATGTTGTGCATCTAGTTTAGTACCTAGTCTTATTTCCATTTGTTCTATTTGGTCAGCTACTTTGTCATCTAGTACATCTAACTTAGTCTCCATACCATCAATGATTCTATTGATAAGTTTCCAAATAAAGAAACCTAAACCTAATGCAGCAGCTATTGGAAAACCAACTTCATTAATAAATTGAATTGCTTGTTCCATATTTTGAGGTGCAACTTCCCTGTGAAGCTAACAATAGCGTTCTTTAAAATCCTTCTTAAGTTTTAGTAGTGGTTAAAAAAAGTAGTAGTATCCCGAAACTACTAAATATATCCAACCAACAATACATACAACGCAGACACTATCGGTCACTGCTTTCAGTTGATTTACACTCCTGTTTAAATTCGTTCCATCTAAGGAACTCTCTGGTTTCTAAATCCCAAAACAATCCTTTATAACAATTATCTTGAGAGTCTTCTTCTTCGTTTATTAGCCCGAACCAATTCCATCGTCCGTCTGCTATAACGTCTTTTATTTTCTGTTTCATTAATCTTGTTTATGTGATGCTCCAAAATAGAAGCTAACAATAGCTGATGCTAAACCACCTAGGTATCCTAAAATTAAATTGACCAATGCCTCTGAGTTGGCTTCTGGGGGCTGAAGAGTTATAAGAAATATATAACCTAAGAACCCACCTACTGTAGCCATGCCCATGATACGTGCTGTCCAGTCTTTACTAAACTTTCCTCTAGCATCTTGTATATCTGCTGTCTCAAGTTTAAACACATCTACATCAAGTTCTTTCATCTTAACTTCAAACTCTTGTTCAACTTTTTTAAGTTCAAGCATTTGTTCAGGTGTAGCTTCTTGTATAGCTTTTTCAATCGCTTTAGGATTGTTAGGTACTCCGAGTACATCAGCTATCATATTAGCTGCCATGCCTCCCATAGGACCGCCTAGTGCAGTACCTATTGTAGGGGCTACTGCTCCTACTAAACTTTTTAACATATCTTTCATTCGTCTTCGTCCTTATATATAACTGCCATCATTGCTTCAAACATATCTCTAAAATCATCTAGAGACATAAAGGGCATGTCTTGTTTTATTTGGTGTAAACGATACTCTCGGTAACATCCTTCTAATTGGTCTTCTAGATACAGTATCATGTTATTGTATTATACAGGTAGATTTATAAGTTGTCAAGTTATTTCGTTCTAAAAAGTCCTGATGTTAAATCGTCAATCATTTGTTCAGTAGTCGTGCCTGTTGGATAGTCATATTGTCCTATTGCTAAAGCAGTATTAAATATACTTGGAGTTAAATATTTATTTACTCGTGCTTGAGCTTGTTGTTTTTGTTGAGGAGTCATTTTTTCTGTAGGTTTATTTTCAAACTCTACAATGCCTTCTAGTAATTCAGGCAAATCATCTAAAGTTACTGTAGTTTTATCACCTACTTTTTGTTGTAAATATTTAAAATATTCTGTAGTAGGATTATTATCTTTTGGAGGAGCATATTTAGAAACTATAGATTGCAAATCTCCATTAAAATCGTTTATTTTGTTTGTTAAATCTCTTACTACTGCTCTTAATCCTGCTTCAGGAGTATCAAAAACTACAAAAGCTCCTTTATTTTTTTCTTCTCGTCTGCTAGTAGCATAAACTTCCCCTGTTTCTCCTGCAAATCCTTGTCCTTCTTCTATATTTCCCGGATTATTATAAACTATATTTTCTTGTATAGGTGTGTTAATAGGTTCTTTAGTTGCAGGAATATTTGTAACTGCTTCAGGAGTCTTAGCTCCTGTGTCTTGTCCTGCAACTTCTTTAAAGGATTGTCCTGTACCATCTACGCTCCTATCTGCAGGGTCTGCTTCGACATTAGGCACATCTCTTTCTACGCTTAAACCATCTTTATAGACCTTACGTGCATAGATTTTAGTAGCAAGTCCACCGCCTGAGTATTGTACTCTATGAGTTTTAATTTCATCATAGGGTTGTCCTGTGTATGGGTCTACTTTAGGAATAAGACCACCTGTTGACCTAAGTAATCTTGGTACATTAGATTTACTTTCAGGTTCGCCTACTAAAAAACTAGCTCCTTTTCTAATTGTACCACCCACAAGTTTGTCAGCTTCTTTAGCAGCTTTTTGAAGCGGAGTATAAGGCTCTCTAAAACCTGTATACTCTTCCATAAAGTCTCCTAAGTTCCTATCGAAAACTGTCTTAGTGCCTGTTAATGGAAGTTTACGTGCAGCAGTTTCTATTAATCCTCTGTTGTACAATGTCATTCCTATTACATCATTTATAACTGGACCACCTACTCCTACACCTGCTACAAGTGGATTTTGTCCATAACTTAAACCTTCTGATACTCTTAATCCATATTCAAGCGGTCCAAGTAATCCAACTCTTTGATAAGCTTTTAAAGTGTCTTGCCAATCATTACCTTTCCTAGCTACTTTATCTCTTTTTTCTTCGTTACTTCTCCAGTAGTTTGTAGCCTTAGCAACATTAGTAGCCATAGCAACAAACGCAGCAACTTTCGGAGCATTTACAGTCGGGTCATTTATAGTATCTCTTGCAAAGTTTTTTAATATAGTATTACCAAATACTGTAGGATATCTTAAAAACTGTGTAAAGATATCAATCTTAGGATTAGTCATAAATGTAGGTACTCTAGCAGACTCTCTAGATGTTGGAAGTATTATACCATTTGTAAATCTACCTGCTCCTCTGACTACATTGTTATAAAACTTAGCCTTTGGTTTTGCTCCTCTTGCAGTCCATAATAGTCCTTGTTCAACATCAATACCTAAATCAAAAAGTTCTCCTTTTAATCTTTGAACTTTAGCATCCTGTGCAAATTCATCTGATGAAAACTTTTTAATATTAAGATTACTTTTTTGTTGAATAGCATAAAGCTTAGATAAATTTTCAGTAATTAAATCTTTGCCTGTAGAAAACGCAGAAAGCTGTACAGTTTTTGTCCAAGGAATCAAAAGATTAAATCTATAAAATCCTCTAGCTGCTTTTTGTAAAAAAGGACTTTGTAATCCTTCCCCTGATATACGATTGGTTACGTCACCCATTGCTTCGTCTACTGCAATAAAAACACTATTCATTTCTCTACGAATTTCATCATCAGACATTTTATGCTTTTCTTTTAAAAGTTGACTTATTTCATCTGTAAAGATTTTATGACCTTTAGTAATTCCGTCTTGATAGCCTTTTACAGATGATTTTACAGGTGCTTTAGCTAATGTAAGAAATGCTTCTGATAAAGAAGATACTGTAGCTAATGGTAAATAAGCCATAGCATTAGCTAACTTTGTAGTATCATATATACCTTGCATAAGTCCTGAGTCAAAATAATTTACTTGACCTGTTATAGATTTATACGTATTAAGTATATCTTTTTTATCTTTACCTGTTAAAGTTTGACCGCCTGCTTTTACTTCTTCTGCAATTTTATCAAGCCATCGTGTTTGAAACATTTCTTCGTTAGATTGTTTAAATAATAATAATCTATCTTTTTCAGAAGTTGAATCATCTGCTTTATATTTTTTTAAAACTTTAACATTTTTACCTGCCCCTAAAAAATGTAACTTATGCTCTATAGTTTTAGAAGCATTCATAAAATAATTTGTAGTAACAGGAACTAAATCATTTGTTAAAAATGCTTCAAAGTCATTATCATTCATGTTTTTAAAAACTCTAGATTGAGATATTAAATTAGAATGTGAAGAATACAATTCATTTTGTTTGTCTAACATTCCGTCAATAACTTTATCAACATCTTTCTTTTTAACTATACCCTTTGAAAGTAATAAATTTTTAAAACCAACTTTATCATTTTCAATTGCTTCTCTATTCCAATGTCTAGTAAAATAATTTGCTACTGTATTAGTTTCCATACCTGCAGCTTTTGCATCTGCATCTATTTTATTAAAAAATATTCGTAAATCTTTAGCAGCTTTTTGTACTTCTTTACTTGCTCCTCTAGGACTAGCACCTCTAAGTATACGTATAACAGACAATTCATCTTCAGGAAGTAATGTTCCTGTTTTTCTTAATGGTGCTATAATATTATCAAAGTCAAGTAAATAGTTTCCTCTACGATTTGACAGGTCTTCAAAGTAACTAAACCCTATACGTTTTGTAGAACGCTCACCAATATTTTTAGCAAACTCTTCTGAAAAACTTTCTCCTAACTCTGCAGCAGAACTAGATATTTTAGAAAAAGGTTTCATAATTGTTGAAGCATTACCAATAGTTTTAGCTAATAATTTTGCTCCCTTTTTTTTAATATTGTATTTTAGTTTAGATTCTTTTCTATAGGTGTCATTACTATAGAGTCTACTTAGTCTATCATTAAATAAAGCATTACGTTGTACAAAACCACCTAAGACTCCTCCTGTCACTACTCCAAGTGCAGCAGAGCCTACAAGTTCTGTGTTAGAATATAACTTGCGAATGCCTGTATTAACTTCTGTATTTTGTCTAAAGTGATTATCTAAACCTGTCCATGTACCTACTTCTGCTCCTGTAATAGTAGCAGTCTTAGCAATTTGTTTTTTACCCACATCTTTAAGCTGACCTTTTGCAATAGCTTTGGAGCCTTCAATAACTCCTTTAGATATACCAGATTTAATAGCAAGTGACGTTCCTCCAGTTACAGGAGTTAATATTGCAGCAAGCATAGCGGTAGGGTCAGTTACTAAATCAATAGTAGCATCCTTAGTTAAGGATAAGTATTGCTTGAAGCTACCCATGTCTGCATTGTCAAAACGCTTACGTAAGTATCTGTAGTCTTCTTTTTGTTGGTCAGTAAACTTACCACTTTCTATGGCACGTTGCATGCCTGAGAATAAATTAAAATCTGAATCTCGTAAATACTCAAAAACATCATCAGATTTTTCTCCAACTGATGTTAAGAATCTTTCTGAAGTTTCTTGAAACTCTTCGTTGTCTTCTAGGTCATCTAAAGTATAATTACGACCTAAACGAGATGAAGACGAATCATCAACATAAAGTTTTACCATAAACTTAATATCCTAAATCGTTATAAAAATCTTTAACAAATTTTCTTTTAGCACTAAGAACAAAACCCGGAGCATCTTTACCTTTAGTAATATAATTTAATTCATATAACATATCTTTTGTTACTAAATCTATTATGTCTTCTTTAAAAGGTCTATTTATTAATAATTTACTTTTTGATAACCCTTTAGGTGGTGTCATAGCAATAAATTTATTAACTAAATCTTTATTAATTTTATATTTAGATTGAAGCTCTTCTGTTGATAAAGGCTCTTGAATTTCTTCTACTTCTTTGTCCATATCTTCAGGAGTTTTTACTCTAGACTCTGGACCAACAATAGCTATATAAGGAGAAACAATTTGATTAAGAGCATTTAATTCACCTATTTTTTCATCTTCTGATAAGTCAGACCTTTGAATACCTTTAACAATATCTCCGTACATATTTCCAATTTCTTGTTCTGCTTTTTCTGATTTAGTTCCTTTAATACTTTCTATATAACTATTAACTTTTTCAGTATCAACTGCACCTTCTAATTTATCATAGTCATATAAACTAATTCTTGTATCTAATATTTCTCCATCTTGTTGTAGCATAAATTTAGCTGCTAATCCCATAGCTTTTGATTGAGGAATATCAAATTGTTTTTGTAAATTATTTGAAGCAGTCATAACATTATGAGCTAGTCCTCTACCATTTTTATCATCCATGTATTCTTCATATTTACTTTCAATATCTAAATTTCCTGATGTTCTAACATATCTATCAATTTGGTCAGCAGCAGTTGCAATTTCATTTTCAGTATATCTAATAGCAGGAGCAGCACTTTTACTTTGACTTGCTGCTATTAATTCTCCAATTTGAACAGGGCTACCATCTCTTTTTGTTCCAAAGTTACCGATGTATTCTACTTCTAATAAATTACCAAACTTATCAACTTCTTTTCTTTTTACTATTCTTTGTTCAGCACCTTTAAAAACTTTTATAGCTTTACCTTCCTCACTCTTCATAAATTCTACAATGTTTCCTATTGGATTTCCTTTAGCTGCATATTCTTCTAATGCAGTTTTAGAGGCTTTAAATTGCTCTCCAAGTAATCCACCAATCATTCTATTTTTAGCTTCTTTATCAGCAGCACTCATAGTTTCTTTATCATGTGATTTAGCAACTTTCATCATAGAGTTACCTAAAAAAGATGCTATACTTCTTGGTGCAGCTCCTTCTTGTTGAATACGAGTTATCATATCTTCTTGACTTAAATTAGGTATAGCTAACTGTGCATCAACTGCTTTATTAAAAGAAGCTAAATTAACTTTATCATCTGAGTATTCTTTAGCTATTCTATTTATAGCATCAGAATAACCACTAATATCAAAATCAGCACCAAATTCATTTTGAACATAATTAGTTAATTGATTTTGTTTTTCTCGATACAACATTTGTTCACGGGTTAATCCATCTTTTTCATAACCTTGCACCATAGTTTGCCAACCTTTAGCATTTTCAAGTTGTGTAAGGTAATGAGCACGTTGAGTTGCTCTGCTAGTCTCTAATGCATCTGCTTTTTGATTAATAAGACTTGTAACACCTGTTACAGCTATATTAGCTAATTGAAGTCTTTTAGAAAATCTTTCTTGTTTCTTTGCTTGCTCTTCATTATATTCTCTAGCTTTAGCAAATTGTTCTTGTCCAAACTCTATTCCACCATCATCATATCTAGCCATTCTTTACTCCGATTTTGCCAACAAACTTGGCTGTTCTGTATTGTTGTCAGGTGCTAACAAACTTTCTGGTATTTCTAATTCTTCTATGTCTTCTACAATATCTGCAGGTAAAACTCCTTCAGGAACTTTAGACATATCTCCTACTTTTTCTTTTGTTAAAGCAGTTAAATTAGTAGCTTTCATATTAGCTATATCGTCTTCATCTTCTGGTTCTAAATCATCTTCTTCATCGCCATATAGTCTAGGTTCAATAGCTGCTTTTTCCGCAAGAGCCAATAAAAAATACATTAAAGGTTCTAACAACATCATAAATAAATCAGGATTCCATTTACCTTCTTGAAAACCTCTTTGAAGAAGTTGTAATGTTATATCAGATATTGGTACACCTTGCCCCATTGCAACAACAAGAGGTACATAAACTTCTTCTTCTAATAGTTCTTCTGCTATATAGTTAAATGCTGTTCTAAAGTCAGTATATTCTGGTGGACCTTCCCAAGGATATGAGTTATCAGGGTCTTCAGTTAAAGATTGTCCCGGAATTGGTCTGCTTGAATTTACTAAAGCATCTATGCCTTCTTGATTATATTCTTCTGCCATTTTTAGTTCCTATTAACGTATTGGATTAAATGTAGGATTTAACATTGCCATTTGTCTTTGATAGTTTATGTCGTTATCAAAGTTTGCTAGTTCTGTAAAATAAGGAGTCATTGCATCTCCTGCTGCTCCAAAAGAACTTCCTGCTTTTTGATATGAAGTATTAATATTATTCCATGTAGCTGCATCTAATGGTTGTTGAGTTGTTTGAGACATAAACTGCCCCATATTTATATGTTGTACTTTGTGAGTTGGAGAATCTCCCATAAGTTTTCTAGTAGTTAAACCACTAGCAGCTTGTAAGCCTCCTTGTTTTACAGCCTCTCCTAAAGCCTGTCCAGGATTTTTAAGTGTCTCTGTAAAATCTTCTAGTTGACTTGAAAAATAATCTTTTGTTTTTTCTCCTAAAGTTTTTTTAGTAGCTTCCTCTGTACCGAAAGTTAATGTTTCTTTTGTAGGAAAAAGTTCTGTATTTAATATATCATTAACATCTTGTACTGGAGCTAATACTCTATCCGTAGCTATTGTATCTCGACCTAATAAAGATGGTGTATTTGAAGGAGGTGTTAAAGAAGCAGGACTTGCATCTATTGTACTAGAAAATACATCTCCTTTAATATCAGAAACATCAGGAATATCTGGACCAAATTTTGCTGCAGTTTCTGGAGTAACTGTTCCGGGAACAGGAATATCTTTAGCGGATACACCACCAAATATAGATGTTCTATCTCCACTTAAACTAAATCCTTTACCTTTAGTAAAGTTCATAACTCTATCCACACCATTACCAATTGCTTGTGTAATTGTATTATAAGCTCCTTGCCCTGCAGTCTTAATAGCATTAAAAGCTTTTGCCATATTTGGAGCTACTTTAGACACCCAACCTCCAATTGCTCCCGGTAGTCCACTAAAAAATTTACTAATAACAGGAGGTATACCAATAAACATTAAAGCTAATTGTCCTATTGGTCCAATCTTACCAATAGCACCTAAAAGTTTTTTACCTATTTTTTTAATACCTTTACCTATTTTCTTAGCAACTTTCTTGATGCCTTTAAAAACTTTACTAAAAATTCCCATACTATCTCCTTATCCTATTCCAAATATTTTATCTACTGTATCTGCTACATTATTATAATTACTAGACCAATTTTTAGCTGCATCACCTTCAGAACTAGCAGCAGCTATCATAGCATTATTTTTTCTTGTTGCTGTATTATCAGCCCATTGAAAATCAAAAGATGCTTGGTCACGTAATTCTTGCCATAAAAACGATTGAGCTGCTTGAGTTAAACCAAAAGCATTCTGTACGTTTTGTTGATTAACTGCATTAGCTGCAGCAGTATCTGCTAGATTAGCTTTTCTTCTCCAATTTACATTAGAGTTTTGAACTGCTTGTTGATTAGCAGCGTTCCATTGGTCTTTTTGAAAATCTAACTGAGCATTAAATTGTTTTGTTTGATTTACTATTGCAGCATTAGCTTTATTAATATCTGCTTCTATACCAACTCTTCGAGCCTCTGCAGCATTTTGTTGCTGTGTATTAAACTGAGAAGTAGCATTAGCTTGAGCAGTATTAAATTGATTAACCTGATTATTTAAACTAGCCATAAACTGTTGTGTTTGATTCTCACTAGCTGAATTAAATTGTCTAGAAGCATTTTCAGCCGATTGATTACTTAATAATGTTTGTTGTTGGAATTGACTTTTTAAAACATTTGCTTGTTGCTCATTATTTAAATTAGACATATCTGTTGTTAAAAAAGCTTGAGCATTTTGTATTTGAGATTTTTGATAAAAATCTGCTTCAGCTAAATTAGCTTGTGACATTAGTAATGCATTTTGTACTGCAGCTTGTTGGTCATTATTAGCTTCTGTTAAACCTACAGTTTGTAAAAATTTACTATTAGACAAAGCAATTTGTTGGTCAGAGTTAAATTGAGCCATGTCCATGTTAAAAACATTCTGAGCATTTTGTGATGCTGTCTGTTGTTGTCTTTGAGCATTGGCTTCATTAGCAGCAGCTTCTATATTTTTTTGTTGGCTAACACTTGCCTGTATAGCCTGTGCATTGCTTTGAGCAATTGGCATAGCTGCTTGTATAATAGAATTAAATAAACTATCTCTACCAACTGTTGAAGCACTTAAACCTCTTGAAGCTAACATTTGTTCTACTTGCGATACTGCCGGTCCTGCCCAAACAGGAATATTTCCGTCTTCCATTCCTTCTAGCAAACCATTAATTTGTGTAGAAATTAAAGCTTCTTCTGGAAGACCTTCAATAATTCCTCTTTCTGATTCACTAAAATCAGCTAATTTATCTTCTAAAGCTGCAGGGTCGTTACCAATTTCTTGTATTTGTTCTTCACTTAAACCTGCTTTAGTTAATTGTTTTTTAGCTCTAGTAATTCTAGATAAACTTGTTCCTGCATTAATTGCAGCATTAGCTTTAGCTCCTTCACTAATTTGTCCTATAACTCTTTCTGTTAATGCTCCTTCAGGAATATCAACATCAACTCCTTCAATAGGAGAAACTCTATCAACATTAGCAGCTTTAGCTAATGATTCTTTTCTTACTTCTCCTTCGGCTGCTTGAACCTCTGGAGACTCTGTAACTTTTTCAGCTTGCATTTTAGCTGCTTCAATAACTTCAGGACGTTCAGCCTGTGAAGCTTCCATTTGTGCTACTTTTTCTGGAGTTACATTTTTAATTTTTTCTGCTTCTATTGCCGTAAGCTCTCCCATCTGTACAGCTTCATCAATGTATTCTTCACCCTTTGCAGTTTTAACAAGTTCTTGTTTAGGTATCATACCTTCAGGTATTTCACCTGCAGCTAGTTGTTCTGCAGTTTGACCTGTACGAATAATTCTTTCACCACGTTCTTTTTCAAATTGTTCTTGTTTGTCAGGAAGTCCACTTGTTACTTCATCGTCTCCGTCTTTCATATCATCACCTTTCTGCCAACTAAAATAATCTGAAGATTTACTATTGGCTTCGCCTTGTGTTAAAAATACTTGGTTTCTAAATTCTTTGGGTACTCTACTCCATCCTTTATTTGTTGAGCCAACTGTACCATCTGGTTGAACCCAATAAAAATTCATAGACTCAACTCTTTCTCCACCTGCAATTCTCTTACCTAAGTCTGATTGACCTGCTAATGGGTTGCTCGGATTAGCTAGATAATAATCTTGTAAGGCAATTTCATTTTTTACTTTTGCTGTAATATTTGTTATTAGACTATTTCCTGATTTCATTTTAGGAGGAAGAGGTCGTACAGTTTCAACTTTTTCAGACTGTGCTTTGTCTACTGTTACTTGTGGTTCTTTAGTGGCAATAGGAGGTTGTTGTGTTTTAATACCTACATTTTTTTCTACAGGAGCTTTTTTAGCAACAGGAGTAGGAGCAGGACTAGGAGCAGGACTAGGTGCAGGTGTAGGTGTAGGTGTAGGTGTAACTACCGGAGCTTCCTTTTCTTTACCAACTGTTGTTTGCTCTATTGGAGGTTTAGCTTTAGCCATAGAAGCATTAACAGACTTTTGAATTTCTTCTTGTGAAGGCATTTTAAAGTTAGTAGGTAATTTAAAATTTCCTATGTTACCGAACCCTCCACCACCAAAAGCTGTTACACGACCACCAGTACGATAGTCAGCACGACTTCCCATGTAGTGTTTTAGTCTTGTACTATTTCTATTTTTTCTCATTATTTAACCTCGAAAAGCTTGTCAAGTTTTTCTTCAATCTTATCCAACGTATCAAACACACGAGCCATATCATCTTTAACTTCTTGTTTAGTTACGTATTCTTTTGCCATTTCTTCTCTTGTTTTATTTAAAAGTATGTCGAGTCTTTTAATCTCTGCTGTGTTCTCACGAATGCTGTAAAGTATAGGAGCAACTACTAGGGTAAGAATTATATTCCATAACCAATGTGCAGTAAACTCCATAGGTCTTTATTTCTTTTTAAGTTTTGATTTAATTAATTCAATCCACTCTGGTCTTTGTGAAGATACTACAAAGTATGCGACACCACTAAGTATTAAAAATATTACTAATGTTTCCATGTTTTACTCCTTAATTAGTTTGCTGCTATATAAGCTTTACCAGTTGTTACTGCACCTGTGTAAGCTGTTTTGCTATCACTAGAGCCTTTAACATCAGGGTCTGTGTATTCTAAGATAGTTTCTAAGTGGTCAACATTACGTTGTACTGTAGAATTTATATCAGCCTGTGACATCTCTGTATCTGCTTCTGATGAACCACCAACATACGTTGATTTCTTACCATTCGTATTGATGTCGTTAATAACTGTTACGCTATCTGTTGCTGCTGTTAGCACTTCTGCTACTGTTTGTTCAGCCATATTATTCTCCGTTTAATTTATTTTCTAATTCTTCGACTTTTGCCGAAAGTTCTTGTATTGCTTTTACTAAAACAGGTACTAATGCTGATGGTGCTGCTGCTAAAACTCCATCATCTCTATTCTTTATCAAACCTAAACCATTTTTAACTTCGGTGTGGTTTGTAAGCACTTCTTGTACTTCTTGAGCTATAAAGCCATGATAAGTATGGTCTTCTTCGCCATGTATTCTTTCATTAGAGTCTTCATAGTAATTTTCTAACTCAGGAGAAATATCTTTTTTCTTTCTCCAATCAAATGTTCTTACTCGTAAATCATTAAGGAACGATAATCCCGCTTCAGAGTCATTTATATTTTCTTTAAGTCTTTCATCAGACGATGCAGCCCACGATGTATCTGAACCATTTAAATCTAATTCAGCTTTATTACTTGAAATACCAATAGTTATTCTGTCATTAGCTGTGCCAGTTGCGTTTCTTCCGATAACTATTCTATCAACACTACCTGAAGCTCCAGAACTTGCATCTCCTCCTATAACTACGTTATCACTTCCAGTAGTAAGCTCATTTCCTGCGGCATTTCCAAGACAAACATTTTCATTGCCTGTGGTTATTGCTGAACCCGCATTATAACCTACAGCAGTATTTCTGGAAGCTGTGGTGAGTACCCGTAAAGCATATAACCCATGAGCAGTATTTTGGTCTCCTGTGGTATTTGTCTGTAAAGATTTATAGCCAGTAGCTGTGTTAGATGCACCTGTGGTGTTTGCTTCTAAAGCAGCATGACCTACTGCAGTATTACCGTCTGCTGTGGTGTTTGCGGATAAAGTGTTGTTTCCTACAGCAACATTAGTAACTCCCGTAGTATTAGCGTCTAAGGCTAAAGCACCAACCGCCACGTTAGAAGCACCTGTAGTGTTTGCATTTAAAGCAAAATCACCGACAGCAGTATTGTTATCGGCTGTTGTATTTTGTTTAAGAGCCTGTTCGCCAACAGCCACATTATTATCACCAGTTGTATTGTATTGTAATGACTCTCTACCTACTCCTACGTTACCTGCTCCTGTAGTGTTTGTAGTTAGAGCAGCTTGTCCTACTGCTGTATTTTCTCCGCCTGTTGTATTTGCATCTAAAGCTGTTGCACCTACAGCTACATTTTGACCACCTGTAGTGTTTGCTAATAAAGCACTTCTACCAATTCCAGTATTGTTAGAAGCTGTTGTATTTGATGCTAATGAGCTTCTACCAACTGCTGTGTTAGCAGCACCAGTCGTGTTTGCTAATAAAGATGATTGACCTACAGCAACATTTCCACCTGCTGTGGTATTAGCACTTAAAGCACCTTGACCTAGTGCTGTATTTTCATCTCCTGTAGTATTAGCGTCAAGAGCTTCTTTACCAACTGCTGTATTATTTGCTCCTGTAGTGTTGGCTGTTAAAGCATCCCTACCAACTGCTGTATTACTAGATGCTGTTGTATTAGCTGCTAGTGCATCTTTTCCTACAGCAGTATTGTAATAACCTGTAGTGTTTGCCGCTAAAGCACTTTTGCCAACTGCTGTATTTTCATCTGCGGTTGTATTATTTGTAAGTGCTTCTTGTCCTACTGCTGTGTTACTACCGCCTGTCGTATTAGATTCTAATGAATTTGAACCTAATGCAGAATTTAAAGCACCAGTTGTATTTGCTCCTAGAGCAGCATAACCAACAGCAGCATTAGCATTAGCTGTGGTATTTGCATCTAAAGCATCTTTACCAACAGCTACATTGTTAGCACCTGTAGTGTTTGCTTTCAACGCTCTGTCACCAACTGCTGTATTGTTTGCACCAGTCGTAGTAGCAGTTAAAGCACTATTACCCATCGCTACGTTTCTGTCCGCAGTAGTATTGGCTGATAAAGCAAAATAACCAAAAGCAGTATTGTAGTTGCCTGTAGTATTGGCATCTAAA